CTATTTGATTAAATAGTACTTATCCGTAATTATATATGAATTATTGTTGATATTTTTTAATTTTTTTTTATTATTTATTGTCCATATAAATGATTCTTTATTTTTATTTATTTTATCTTTATAAAGGTAATGAACTATGTTAAAACTGTAATTATTTAATAAATATTTATAATTTATATAATACCCTATTATTAACCCTTTTTTATATTTAAAATCCATAAATTCTATTATTTTTTTATTAAAACTACATATATAAAAATTAAGATTATACTTTTTTAAAATGTTACATAATTTTTTACACAATATTTTTTCATCATCAAATTCAGATTTTATTTCTATTAATATAATTTTATTACATTTTATTTTATCCAATACTTCTTGTAAACTAGATAAATGTTTTTTTAATTTATAATATTTGCTCTTTCTTATTATAAGGCCATTTACTACAGGATTATGTGACAAAACAAATTTTTTATCTTTTGTCATTCTAATATCAAATTCAACACCATCTACATCTTCTTTTAAAACATTTATTATAGATTTAACTGTATTTTCTTTATAATTATGTTTTCCATTACCTCTATGTGAAATAAACAAAAACATCACCTATAATATTTTATTTAATGTATTAAAAAATATTAATTTGTTACAATTTTTATTGTTTGACCAATTTTTAGTTTATTTGGATTTAAAATGTTATTATAATCAGCTATCTCTTTATATCTATTACCACTTCCTAGATATTTTAAAGCTATTCCCCACAATGTATCTCCTTTTTTTACAATATAAGTTATTATATTATTAGAAGTTTTTGATGGTATTTTAATTTTTTGATTAGGATATATTAAATTAGGGTTAGTTATATTATTATATCTTGCTAATTCCTGATATGTAATATTATAGTTTTTTGCAATTCCTGATAATGTATCTCCAGATACAATTTTTATGTAACATTTTTAAATGTAAATATAATATCTATCTGTTTATCTTGATAGATGTAAATTTTTTCAACTAAATTAATTATCAATTCTCTAGTTGGATTTTCAAGTGATAAAAATTCATTTATATATTTTTCTATTTGTTTTTTGTCTATTTTATTAGATTCACTATTTTCATTTTTAAGATTATCAATATTTTTTTTATTATTACTTATCTCGTTTTTAATATTTTCACTTACTCTTATGTATTGTTCTTCATCAATAATTCCTTTTAACATATTCATATAGTTTTTATCCAAGTTTTCTGTTAACTTATTATTTGTTAATTCCAAACTTTCTATTTGTTTTTTAATCTTCAAAGAATTATCTTTAAATTCCATATTACTAATTGAATCTTTTATTTTGCTTTTATCTAAGTATTCTTTACATACATCTCTAATATTATCTAAAATAACTCTTTCTAAATTTTCATAATTGTTTGTATGTGTTGTACAAACATGATATTTTGAATATGTTCTATAATAATCACAAGTGGTGTAACTTCTACCTGTTTTATTTTGATATCTGATTGTTATTCTGTGTTTACAATCTCCACAATATAGAAGTCCATCTAGTAGGTAAAATCTTTTCTTTTCTGGCCTTTTGACATTTTTAGGTAAAAGTGTTTGTACATAATTAAAAGTATCTCTATCAATAATTGCCTCATGTGTATTTTCTACTATTATAAAATCATTTTGTTTATTTTTAACTACCTTTTTTATTTTGTAATTAATCTTTTTAGTCTTACCTTGAACTGTATCTCCTACATATATCCCGTTAGTCAAAATTGCTTTTATAGTAGTATCTACCCATACTCCATACTTTTGTGATATACAATTAGTATTTACACGCTTTGTATTCCATATATAGTTGTAATAAGATGCTGGTGTTTTTATTTTTCTTTTGGTAAGTTCTTGTGCTATATAATGATATGTATTACCTTTTAATGCTAACTCAAATATTAATTTAACAGTATCTGCTTGTTCATTATTTATAACTAAATGATTTTTATTATTAGGATCTTTCATATATCCAAATGGACATCTACCTGAAACATATAGCCCTTCTTTCATTCTGGAATGCAAACTAGTTTTAACTTTTTTAGAAATATCTTTTGCATACATATCATTCATTATTGCTTTAAAAGGGGCTATATCATTATTGGTATTATCTATAAATGTGTCTATACCATCATTAATAGCAATATACCTAACATTTTTATTTGGAAAATACTTTTCAATTAGCTCTCCTGTACCTATATAATCTCTACCTAATCTAGACATATCCTTAGTAATAATCATATTAATTTTTCCAGATTCAATATCTTTAATCATTCTTTTAAATGATGGTCTTTCAAAATTTGTTCCAGTAAAACCATCATCTACATATTCATCAACTAGATTATAATTATTCTCTTTAACATATTGATTTAGTAAACTTCTTTGGCTAATAATACTATCAGATTCAATGTTTCCATCATCTCTTGATAATCTTATATATATTCCTACTTTAAAACTATTATTCCCTGCCATCAATTATAACTCCTTCCATTTTGGGAATAATGAGTACGATTACATGGTAGCTCTACTTTCAAATTATTGCAAGTCATCATAAAATGCTTTTTTATTTCAATTTTTAATACTTCAGTTATTATTTCATTTAAAGACTTCCCCTCATCTTTAAACTTTAAATTAACATTGTATTTAACCATAGAGTTTAATACCTCCAATAAATTCTATGGCAATAAGAATTGTTTTAGTAATATTATTTGATATGTTTAAAACATACCTAACAATATTACTTACTATCATAAACCTCCATCATATTCATAAACATCATCTCCTTTTCATGATGCATAGTAGCTCCAATAATTAAAGAAGTCAAGTCATAAATTATAGAAAAATTTATCTATCATCCTAAACCATTTCATAATTCACTAAATTATGAAATAGCAGGATAAGAAGATTGTGTATCATACCCGATTTAATCCTTATTTTATAAGAAATCGCATATACACAATTCTGATTTTGCACTTGCAAAATTCATCCTACTTTGTAGGTTGATATAAAGGATTATCATTAAATAAATCTTTATATTATGATATATTAAAGCATTAAAAAATCATCCTATTATCTAAATTCCATTAAAATTTATAGGATGATTAATTTTTACTAATTATTAGTTTTTAATTTTAAAGTTTTTACAAATCTATCTGTTAATGCTGGTTTGGTAAATTGTTCTTCTAATACTAAAACACTATTTTTATATCTGTTATATGCTGCCTCATAGTTTCCTTGTTCAATTTGCTCAACACAATAACCTACTATATTATCATAAATATAATCATAAATAATACCAGATTTTTCTTCTTTATTAATTGTTTCAACAATGATTGGTGCTACTTCATAGTAATGTTCTATATCTTCTTTTGAAACAAAATTATCTCTAAACCACCTTAACACTGTTAATTCATAACAATTATCATCAAATTTTCCCTGAAAATATTTCATACAAGCTGAAGTTAAATAACAACCTCCTGATCCTGAATTTGTATCACTTTTATCAGGTCCATGTGTTGTAGAACTCCATGATTCTTTATCATAATTTACATTAACGTGTGCCGCATCATGCGGTTTATCTACTTCACCACCATAAAAACCAATATGATCATTACCATTTTTATCTGTATTAATCTTTATAGTAACCCCTTTATCATTTACATAATTTCCATACTTATCTCTATCTGCCATTATTAACACCTCCCATTTTAATTTCTGACATTCTTAAAGAAATAATTGCCTCTAACCACAACAAAGACCATTCTGCAAAATAAGATTTTAAGGATTTTGTTTCAGTATCTAAATCAATTAAATCAAATTTTATATTTTGCAATTTTTCTTCATTTATAGATATTAGGCTTTCTTTATTTACATATGTTGCTAAAATCGTATTAATTTCGACTAAGACTTTTTCAAAATTCTTTTTTTGTTCCTTGTAAATATCTAATTGAATTGAAGCTGTAATATAAAATATTAAATTTTTAAAAGCAAAATCAATATTTTCTTTTGTTGGATTTCCTACATTAAAATTTTCATTCATTAACAAAGCTCCTTTCTTGTCTTATATTATAAACTTTTTTCTAAACAAATCAATAATTTTACTCATTATTCCCCATAAAAAATGTATCTCCCTTTTTTACAATATAAATAGTTTCTTCAGAATCTGATGATTCATCTATAACATTTGGTAATAGTTTTACTGCTTTTAAATAAGGTTTGGGATCAACATAGGAAGAATTTTCTTTTACTGAAAAATGCAAATGTAATCCTGTAGAATAACCAGTTGTTTTAATATTATTTGTACCCATTATAGCACCTGTTTTTACTTCATCTCCTATATTTAATTTAACACTTCCATAATCTAAATGATTATATTTGGTATATATTTTTTTACCTTCTATATTTTTCCCATGATATACCATTATATAATTACCACTTTTATTTACTTTGTCATAACCTTTTATATTTTTTACACATTCTACTACTTTACCATCTCCAATGCATGTTACTTGACCTAAGTTAGTTATATCAATTCCAGTATGAAAGTCAGTTACTTTTTCCCCTCTCATTAAAAATGTTCGATTTCCATAATCACTAGAAATATTTAATTGATTTGAAATGTTTTTTATAGGTGAGTATTTTACACCTTTTAATATAAATCCTATTTTTCATCACCTCCATTTAAAATTATTTTAAATTTTGAAAAGCAGTCAATAGCATATTTTTTATAAACTGTTAAGCATATAATGATAATTTCTAACGCATCAGGTATTCCAGCTGGAATTTGTACTCCAATTTTAGATAATAAAGGTGGCATTATTTCTAATGAAATTATAAATAGAAACAAATAAATTCCAATCACTAAAGATTTTAATATTCCTAAAAACAATTTTTTTATATTAAATTCGTTTTTTGTAGAAGAAATAAAAACTCCTAGTATTGTATTTATTAGAATTGTTAATCCCAAAATTCCCATTAGATAAAGTATATTAAGAAAATCAACCATTTTGTTTATCACCTTGCTCCAATTTTTCAATTCTTTTTTGTGCATCCGTTAGTGCTTGTTCTAAAAGTGCTACTTTCTCATTTAACCTATTTAAAACCTTTGATATATCTTTTTGATCTAATCTGATTTCGCTTAAGTTATTATAGATATTATCTAATTTTAATTCCAACCTAATGTTTCTTTCTGCAGATTCCCTAGTATCTTTTTTTATTTCCTTTTTTTGATTTAAATAAAATGTTACATAGCTTATTATAATTCCCATTATTGTACATATAAGACCAATCCATATTTCCATACTAACCACTTCTTTCTTAGAAAGAGTTTTCTCTTTCTATTATGTTATATGTTCACAAAAAAAAAGAAACAATTTTAATAGCCTCAAAGTTTTAACAAATATTATCGTTATCTTTTATGGCAAATATTATTGCTTCAAATGAACTATATCCTTTTATTTCTGTTAAGAAATATGATTTATTATATGGTTTTAAATGCCAATAAAATTTATTTTCTTCTATTATAATTTTTGTAATATATATTTTATGATTATATTTAATTCTTAAATAATTATCATGAAGCCAAATTTGAAATCCTTCATTCTTATATCTATCATAATTTTTTAATATGTAATTTATTAAGCATTCTTTTAAATAATTATTCATTTTTCCTCCATAATATTAACGTATCTCAATTATAGATATTATAACATCTTACTATCTAGTTTTGAGATAATTTTCGTGAGATGATTATATGATTGGCAAAATTTTAAAAACAATGAGAAAAATAAAAGGTCTAACACAAACAGAACTTTCTAAATTAATTGATGTTCCACAAAATACTATTTCTCAATATGAAACTGGAAGAATTGAACCAACTTTTGAAATGATTTTAAAAATTTCTAAATGTTGTGGATTTAAAGTTGAATTTAAAAATGGTGAGTGCATTTTAACCTCTGATAATATCGATAGAAAAGAAATCTAATTATATTATATATCTGTCTAAAAGATATTTCAAGAACTTTTTATCTGAAAATGAGATAATGTTTTTGTTGGTGATTATATTATGATTGGCAAGATTTTAAAAACGATGAGAAAAATAAAAGGCTTAACGCAAGAAGAACTATCAAATATAACTGGTATTCCACAAAACACAATCTCTCAATATGAAAATGAAAGATTTGAGCCTAGTTATAAAACAGTTGATATAATAGCTAATAAATGTGATTTTAAAATTCAATTTGTTAATAAAGATATTACTTTGAATTCTGATAATATTGATAGAAAAGAGTTATAGAAATATAACTTTTTTATAAATTATTTTTTTTTGTAAATAATATTAATGTTTTTATGAGAAAGAGGTTATTTATGAAAAAACCAAATATAATTGTTTTACCAAGGTGTTATAAATCAGATGATGGTAGAATTATTCAATATATTTCAGAAAATATAAGAAAAATAATAATAGAACTTGGAGGAATTCCTGTTATATTATGCCCTACTACTAATGCAGATTCTTATTACACTAAATCAAATGAATTTCCAGAAGTAAGTAATGAAGAAAAAAAAATAATTGATTTTTACCTTAACAACTGTGATGGATTAATTGTTCCAGGCGGGAATAAATTTACTAAATTTGATAGTTGTGTTCTAGATAAAGCAATAAAAAAAAATATGCCCATTTTATGTATATGTATGGGTATGCAATTACTGTCTTGTTACAATAATAAAGATATTAATTTGTATAAAATAGATTCTAAAATCAATCATAATCAAAGTTCAAATGATACTAATTTTTCACATAAAATAAATATTAAAAATAATAGCTTATTATATAGTATAATAAAAAAAGATGAAATCAATGTAAATAGCTTTCACAATATGGGATGTAAAGATAATAATTTATTTGAAATAGATGCTTTAAGTGAAGATAATGTTATTGAAGCAATTGAAATAAAAAATAAAAGGTTTGTTTTAGGAGTTCAATGGCATCCAGAGAAAGATTTTAAAAATAATATTGATTCTAAAAATATTTTTTTAAGTTTTATAAATAGTGCAAGGGCATATAAAAATACAGCATTATAAAATACTGTATTTATTTTGTTTTATATTGTTTTTCTTCTGTTCCTAAATATTCTTCCCTAGAATTTTCATATTTTTCTAAATTGCTTGTTCCATATTTAACTTCTTTATAAGCGCATATAGGTGCAAATACATCAACCATAATTTTATATGATTCAAGTTTGTATTTATCTATATCCAGTTGATATTTATGTAAAGATAAATCAAATAATTCATAACATTTACTTGAAAAGTATTCAAAAGCATCAGTTGTACCTATGTATTTTTTAGCAATTTCGGAATTTTTTACAATGTCATTAAATTCTTTTATTACAGAAAAATCATTTTTTTCTCTATAATCACTTAACCTTTCTTTCCCAATTAAGTTTTCTAATTCATTTGCAAACATTATAAGTAATGAATTATAACTTGTTGAAACATGATTAATATTATTTAATTCGTTTTCAACTTCTTCATATTTACTTTTATTAAGTATTTTTATAAGTTGTCTTTGTGTATACATTTCGTTTATCATTTCTTCTGTAATTATTCCTTGATTATCTATATCTTTAACATGTTTTTTATTATCAGTAGAAATATCATATTTTATTGTGTTTTTAAACATACCATGTTTGGAAGTTATCTCATTATTATTTTTTTCATATATTGGTGTTTGCATAGCATACGCATGATTTAATTCGTGTAAAAAGTATGGCATATTAATTGAAGTATCAAACAATTTTTTATATCCTTCTTCATTTACCTTACCACTTAAATCATTTACAACTATCCACCTTTTTTCACCTACAACATCCATATTTTCATCATATATTGCCTCGTATGAATAGAATGCACCTGGATCTATGTTAGTTCCATATACATTATCTAAATCTTCAACAATATCACTGTTACTTTCTCCTAACACAGTTTTTCTTATTTTGTCACGACTTTCTTTTGACATATCACCTGTACTAAATATTCTCGTATTATAAAATAAATTTAATATTTTGTTAATATTTTCTTCCCCATATGTATCAACCATGGCAACTATACTTATTTTTATTGCATTAATTAAATTATCATCATAATTATATTTTTTTCTTAAATCGTCTAAAAACTTTTGATACATACTTATCACCATATTAATTATATCATACATATTTGTTTAAAATTATATTCTTTTAATTAGTATTTACTTAGTATTTACATTATTATGTAAAACATAAATAATATGTTTTTTTCAAATTATTTAACATTAATTCATGATACAAATTTAAGATAATTCTAAAAATTGGTGCAAGGAAGTATAATAAAGTATCAAGCAATAAAACGCAAGAAAAGGTATTATCAATATGATTCGGTCACTTTGTTTTTTTATAAAAAAAACGAGCCACAATGGTTCGAATAATTTATTAATGGTGGAGCTGAGGAGAAACTAATCATATATAATTCTTATTTATCGTTATATTACAACAAATATTTGCTTTTTCCTTACAAAATAACCATTTTTGTCAATCTTTTTAATTTAAATTGGTATAGAAAAAATATTAAAAAACACGATAATATTTGACAAAAACAAGACCAAAAGCAAGACCAAAAAATAATCTTACTTAATCATTAAGTAAAATATAAAACATTAGTTCTTCATCACTAATAATTTCTTCAAATAAAAACATTTATATCACCTCCTAATATAAATGTTCCATTATTTTTTTTAATTTCCTTTTTTTGTTTGAAATTTTTTATTTTATAATCAACTTTTGTCCAGGATATATTAAATTTGGATTGGAAATATTATTGTCTTTAGCTATTTTTTGATATGTAGTATTATATTTTTTAGCTATACCTGATAAAGTATCGCCTTTTTGAACAACATATATTGTTTCTTTATTTGTATGCATAAGTTCATTTACTTTGCTTTGCACTTCTTCATAATTATATCCTGCATTAGTTAAAGCTGTTTTTCTGTCTGCACCATTACCCCATTTGCCTTCTAAAACTTCTTGTGCTAATTGTTCTACGCTTTTTTTAGGTTCAGATGGTATATTTGTACTATTTTCTTTTTTCGTTGCTGTAAAGCCATTTAAACCACAATTCTTCATAATACTAGGATAATTTTTATAGGCGTAATCTTGGTCGCAAGTAATTCCAGCAATTTTATTTGTTCTTATATAATTAGTTTCTCCACCAAATTGCCATAATCCACCTTCTGGAGAACTTGGTCTTGATTTGCTCCATTGTGCTACCCATTTATCATAATCTTTTAATTGATCTGTATACATATAGTTTTTAAACCAATTGGTATTAGCATAAATTCCTACATAATAGCCTTTGTTTTCTAAGTATTCACAAAAACCTATAATCCCATTAGTTACAGCTTGTTTACCTGCCTTTGCTTGATATACGCTATCTTCTACATCAATATAAATAGGATATTCAAATTGCTTTCCTTTTAAGCAATTGTTATACATATATTCTGCTTCTGTTATTCCTTCTTCTTTTGAAGTAGCTCTTGAAAACCAATAAGCACCTACAGGAATATTAATTTGTTTACATTTTGAATAGTGATTTTCAAAAGCACTATCTTTTGCTTTCCCTTTAGCTTTACCATAACCAGTATAACCTGCTCTTAATATGGCAAATTTTACCCCTTCTAATTTTGCTTTATCTAAATTCATTTTTGATTGAAATTCACTTATATCTATTCCAAATAACTTGTCCATTACTTCACACCTTCTTTATTAAAATTACTTAATCCATTAGCCCCCAATGAAATTGTCATTGAACTTAATGCATATAAAACTAAATCTACTAATTTAAAAGTTCCTGTTACTGCATTTACTATAGTTAATAATATAAATGCTATTAAAAAGCTCCAATACTTCGTTTTTATTTTCTTTATAAATTTTAAATCTTTTGTAAACTCAACAACCATATATACAATTGTTACAAATGACGCATAAGTCATCAAAACATCCCATGTTATAAATTCATTCATTTAATTCACCTCTCATTTTAATCCTAATTTTATTGTTAAAAATGTAATTATTGCACCAATTAGACCTCCAATTACATATCCCCAAATAGAATCTAATTTTTTTGCTGGTTTATTTTCTATTTCTACAACTCTTTTATCAATTTTATTTACGTCTTCTCTCATTGCTTTCATTTCGGTAGCAATTTCTTTTACTGACACAGTTAATTCATATATATTATCTAATTTGCTTTCTAAAGTGTCTAACCTTTTTGTATTTGATTTTGAACGTTGTTCTGCTTCTACTATTTTTTCTATATATTTTTCTTCCATACTATTTTCCTTAATTTATTGCTTCTACTGTTATATATGCGAAATTTCCGCCACCTAAAGTTAATGTCCCATCTATTGCAGAAGTTATTTGCATTTTGATTATATCTCCTTGCGTTACAGGGATTAAAACAGGTGTAATATTAGAAATTTCTCTAATATCAGCTGTTAAATTATATATTCTATTTACAGCCATAACTTCTGAATTTTTTAATATTTTAAATTGAATATAAGATGTTGTTGTAACACTACAAACAAATTCAAAATTTAAATTTACTTTTATATAATTAATTCCTGCGCCTATTACAACTTGCCCATTTTCGTTAACCGACAATTTATTACCTTTCTGTGAACTTATTATTGGAAAACTAACATCATAACCTTGCCATGCTGTTACATCAAGTGTATTTTCAGTTCTTTTAATAGTTAAACAATTCTTTGTATTTGTTTCATTGATAGCTTCTACCAAGCTTTCTTTAGTTTCAGTATTTAAATCAGTTAATTCCCCGATATTAACACTATTCGTATATATTCCATTTTCAATTTTATTTAAATTATTCGCATTTATTGGTGTTTTTGCACTTGGTGAATTTTCCCATTCAGTTTTCATATATGCCATTTTATATCATTCCTTTCATTTTTATAATTTAACACCATATAGTGCAGTTATTCTGACATTATTTTCGCCCAATCCTGTACTATTAGTAGTGTCTAATGTTGTACCATAAAGTTTTGCACCAAAATATGATGTGTCATCATATTGGATTTTTTGATACGCCCAATCAGCTAATATCTGTTTTAATATTGTACACATTTGATAATGCCCATATTGATTTCCAGTAGCAAATACTAATATAAAATCATAATTATTTACATTGTAATTTAATGTATGTACAGCTTTCGTTGTTATATCAGTAGTATTTAATTTCGTTATTTTCCCCAAACCTGTTTTTACTTCATTAATAGCTCCCACTAAATTATTTTTTTCTGTAGTGTTTAAATCAGTTAAATTTCCAATGTTATTCGTATTCTCATCAATCGCACTTTCTATATTATCTTGCATATTGTTAAATGTAGTTGCATTTAAATCTGTACCGCCTGTATATGTTCCATCTTGAACTTCATATTCTGTTTCATTTATTGTTACATAAGGCTTTTTTGTAACTTGCGTATCTTCAAATGTTATTTTTTGCATTTGTTATCATCTCTTTCTACAATGTATTTTTGTAATTTTAATAAGTCCAATATATCAACTTTACCATCGTTATTTATATCGTATTTATTTTTAAACGTATTTATAAAAATAAGCAAAATTATAACAAATACCAACAATAAATTTACAATATTGTGAATTTTATTACTTTTCATCTTTCAACACCTCTATTTCATGTTTTAAGTCATCTATCATTTGTTGTTGTTCTTGTATTGCTTTATAAGCAACTGCTATCATTGAATATAAATCTATTCCATCATTATTTTGCGTTGTAATTTCTTTTTTGTATCTATATTTGTTTCCAATTACTATTCCTATGTGTTTTTTTTCTTTATCATTTTGTGTTTTAAAGTGATACTTATAAATATCTGTATTTTTTACAATATCTAATCCATTGTTAAACTTTTCAAAATTTTTCTTCAAAGTTGCTCTTGAACTGTTTGAAATGTTATTTGCGAATACATCTCCCACAAAAACAAATCTGGAAGCTTGTGAAGAAAAGTAACAAGCTTTCTGATTACTGACATTCCAAAACTTTCCATATATTCCAAGTATTCTAGTATTATCACTGGAATATACTAATTCTAAGGAGTTATTATTACTCATATATCCATTGTTGTCAGTACCAATTTGCAATTTAATGTTTTCTGTTGTGCCTGTAAAATATGAACCTTTTATTGTGCTACCTTCGATTGTTCCTTTAACATTTACATTTCCGGAATCATCAACTTTAAAGTTTTTAGTATCTATGGTTCCGTTTTCCAAATTTATTTTTGTTCCGCTTGTATTTGAAACATAATTTTTTGATTGAATATTCCCACTTTTGATATTATCAGCATTTAAATTAACAACATTGACTTTTGTAGCATCTATATCACCTGTTGTAATATTTGAACCATTTATTATTGTGCTTCCCTTGTCTTTTAATTTGGAATTAGTAAATTCTGCAATAGCATCTACATCTAATTTGCCAGATTGTATTTTGACTTTTTCTGGAGAAAGATTTATAGAAGATATTATTTCATCACTATTTGTTTTTTTGGAAACTTTCATATTAATTTCTTCTTCAGCTAATCTTAATTCAGTTTTTGTTGCAAAAGCATCTGTATAAGCATTTTGAATATTGTAAGTTACTTCATAATTTAAATTAAAGCTTTCCATATAAATTTTGTTATAACCTTTATATAATTGAATATTAAATTTTTCTATTTCTTCAATGGATTCATTTGCTAATGGGTGTTTGTTTTCATCTAGTCTTCGTATTATATAAGCATGATCCTTTTCTAAAATAAACTCATCATAAATGTTTTCAGTATAATTTAATTCGAAATATGGTAATTGAATCTTTTTTGTTTCGCCTTCACCCTCGATAATTAAATAACTATCCACAAGGTATAAATCTTCTGATGGATATAATCCTTCAGTATTTTCAATGAAACTTTGAGCTTTTGAAACACCACTTTTAGATATTCCACATTTTGAACTTTGTTGTCCCAATTGTTCTTCGGATGGAAATAAATAATGAATATCTCCGTAAAATTTCAATTTTGTTAATCCATTTTCATATGAATTTTCGGTTTCAACATAGTTAACTCCAGTTTTTGTTTGCGTTAAACTGTTAGTTTCAATTAAAGCTGTTATTTGTTTTTCTTGTTTGTTAACATCAATCTGCACATTGGCCAATGCTTCAGCTAAACTAATATCTTGTTTATTTTTGATTTCTTGTTCTGTTAAAGCAGGGCTTTGGATAACGCTTGAAAAAGTTCCATCATAAGTAAAATTATGTTTTAACACATAAGTGTCAAAATATTCTGTATCACTTATATAGATTCTTATTTTATTTCCAAGTTTTAAAAATGGTTTTCCATAATATGTTGTTAATTTGCAGTCTACATATTTCATGCCTTTAACTCTGCTCCAAATAGAATCAATCGCCTGTTGTCTTAATTCGGCATTATGCAATATATAATCATCGCTAATAGTTATTGAATGTTCACCATTTAATTTGATACTTTCTTCGTCTTTAATTGTTACATTTTCATCATCAATTTGACTATTTTTAATAATCAAACAATTAATGGGTCCACATATAACCTCTCCACCTTCAACACTGCTATAATCACTTTTATAAAAAATATAATCAGGTTCTTCATTTTGACTTAACCAACATAAATCAATTTCATTTGTATCATTATCTATATCAACAAATGAACAAGATATTTTTGCAATAGTTTGCAATACTGTTCTATTCTTTTCTCCATTTGTGAATGGATTTGCAACAATAGGAATTGTACTATTAATAAATTCTAACGATTTTGGTGTTAACCCCAAATTAGTACACACATCTGCATATAAGTCTGATAAAGCCTTATCTCCTGTAGAATAATTAATATTGCATACATACTTGCTATCAAGATTTGTATATAAATCAGAATATGCTGTTATTTGACTCATATTTGCTGTTATTTCGTTATTTGGGCGTTCTATTCTATATTTTCCTGTATTAATATATTCGTTGCTTAAATCAGCATATTTTACGCCAATTTTGGTATATATTGATTTATCATTTAAATTGCTTTGTATCGCTACAAATTTTGCTTTTAAACATTTTGAATATACAGAACCAATAATGTTACCATCTACATAACAACCACTATCTATTTCAAAACTTTGTAAATTATCTGATTGTGATATTGGTGTATCTATACCATCTACTACTATTTGACCTAAACGATTTGCGTTTGCTCGATTTTTACATTCATTTATAAAATTTGTACTTATCATATCCCACCTACAATTCTATTACTGCTTGAGATGCAGGATTATATAATTCTACAATTCCATCTGGCGTCATATATGGTAACATTGCTTGTACTACTCTATCACCACGATAACAATTTATATGTTGCCATTGTTTAGTAAATGGATTAAGAAAATCAACACTTAATGTTGGGGCTTTTCTTATTTCAGCATAAAAATCTACAACCTCATCTTCAGTAAGTGGTCTGCTTACTAAATCTATTCGCCACTTGGTATTTATTACATTGAGTACCATAGTACCATCTGCATTAGTAACATCACGTCCACTATTTTTAGACACATCATACCAAGATATTTTTGTATTGTTTGATAAATATTTAGATATATCTACACCATTTAATTTAACTTTCGATACTACTAGTACAGGACCTGCTAGTACATATTTATAGCCATTTGCGGTAAATTCTTTTATCATAATTTCACCATCTTTCAATTTCCCTTTGAAAGAAAGTGCTACACATGTTATAATAATGTTAACTTGCTAGTACAGAAGTTTAGAGAGGAGTATATATGAAAAAGGTACTATTAATTCTTGCTTGTTGTATGTGTTTGTGTGGTTGTGGAAATAAGGAAGAAGAATTTAAACGAACAGAATGCATTAATCAATCTAAAGGAGAAGTTACAATATGGACACTATTCCACGATAGTAACAAAATTTATAAAATAAAACGTGAATCTAAGAAATACTACAACACTTTATCTGAACTAAAAGAAGCAGAGCAATCCGCAAATGAGCATTACAATTTTATGAAACAAAATTATGAGGAACAAGGCAATAATGTATCAATTAACATTGCAAAATCTGATCATTCATTAATTCAACAAATTGCATATGATTGCAAGGAAAATGGTTTCTTTGCTAACGTTGGGTGTAATTACCAAGATGAACTAAATGAATTTGAAAACGACCTCATAAGTTACACTTGTATAGAAAGAGAATAATTAACAAAAATTTTAATATGTCGGTATATTAACAGGGCAAACACCAGTTTGCTTTGTTTTTTGATTTATACCGTTTATTGCTGTATCGACTATTATTCCTTCGTCAGCATGAACATTAATTTCAGCTATTCCTCCACCATTAAACTGACTCATTGCACTGAATACTGCACTATATATAGAACTAGCTATTTGTGATTTATTTAATATTTCTGTTTTACCATTTGCATTTCCTAGTATCTCTGGACCATTTTCTCCAGCAAAAACTAAACTTCCATGACTTGGAGCACCACCATTTGCATATTGAGGTATATTTTTCCATGAATTACCAGAAAATATTCCACCATTCTTTTTGAATAGTGTGCTTAAATTAATATTAATACCTAATTTTTTAAATGGTTTTTGTATTTTTTCTATTAACTGATTAACTACACTTGTTGCTTTGGTAGTATCTGCACTTAAACCTGAACCCAATTTAACTCCATTTAATTTTAGTTCGTTTTTTACTCCTTCTAAATTTTTCCTAACATCTGAATCTACTCCGTAACCTAGTTTAGATAGATTAGCGTTTATTTTATCATAAAGTTCATAACTTTCTTTTGAACCAAATTCTTTAGAATTTACTAAATTTGTTAAAATATTATTTAGGTATGTTGCATAACTATCTTTTAATTCTTTCATGCTAGATGCTTTGCTTTGATTTACTGCTTTAATCGCTTCTGCAGCACGTTTATACTCTTCCGATTCTTCGCCATATTCTCTTTTCATTTTTGCAGCATGTTCGCTTATAACATCTAAATTGTTTTTTGATGTGGTTTCTATTTCTTGCATTCCTGCTTCGTATGTACTTGAGGCAAGGTTAATTGAACTTTCTAATTCATCATAGCTTTGTGCTGAAAGATCAACATTACCAGCCAAATTTTCAAAAACCACTTTTTTCTTTGAAACTAAATCTGCCGTGTTGTTAAACTCGTTGTACATATTAGTTAACTCTTTTACATATTGTTCTTGAGTTATTTTTCCATGTTTTAGTTTTTCATCTAAATCAACAATTTTATTAATATAGTCCTCTGTATATCCTTGTTCAGCAAGTTGTTGTTTTTTTGCGTCTGTTATAATCTGTTGTGTTAATTCATCTGACATTATTCCCTGTTCTTTATATTTAAGAACTATTTTTGTAATTGCATCTACTGTTGCTTGCCCACTGTTTTCTGACGCTGTTCTCATTGTTTCAAGTGAAGAATTTATTTTTGATATATCATCAGCCGTCACAGAATATTGATCAGTATTCATTTGAGCAATTAATATGCCCATACTTTCATTTGCGTTTTTATATGCTGTATCATTTCTTTCTATTAATTCTGTATAACTTTCTATACTTGCAAGATTGCCTGTTATTGTTCCTACATATTCTTTAAAAGCATCTGTATAGCTTGTAATATTTATTCCTTTATCGCTAAATAAGCTTTCGCCAAACACCATTTGATTTATTAAATCTTTGTTTTCTTGATAAGCTTTAATAACTGCTTTCAATTCATCATCACTAAAAATTTTTTTATAATCTTTTATGCTATTATGTATCATATTGGCAAGTTCTGTATTTCCATCTTTTAGAGCTTTTTCATACATTGCAATTTGTTTCATATAACTTAAGCCTAAATTTTCAAGATTTGCTTTATTTTGAGCGTCAACTTGACTTGCTGTCGAGAATATATAATCCCATGATTCAAATAAATCTTTACCATCAGTAAATTGTTTGTACCAATCAGTTTTTGATACTAATTCAGCTAATCCCAAACCACCTGCTACGGCAATACTCAATTTTCCAAAATTTGTTCCAGCTATTGTTTTTATCACATTTTTAATATTTTTTAAATTAATAAATATTTCTCCAAGTTTTTTTATCAATTTATAGCCTATAATTGTTTTTATTATTATATCTGCATGATCTAAAGCAAATGTTACAACATCTTTTATTTTTTTTGCAAAATCCATTATTTTTTTGAATCTTGTTTCACCATCTTTTAATTTAAAATTAACCTCTCCAGTCAATGGATCTATTTCTTTTGTAAACCCTAACCATTCCATTATTCTATCTCTAATTTCTGTAGCTTTCATTCGTACTTTATCCATACCATTGTCATAACCTGTTATGGCATCTAATAATCGTTGGTCTATTCCACCACTTACAGATGTACCACTACCACTATTGTTATTTTCATTGATATTGTGAATTTCATCAAATCCTAATGTTTGCCTTTTTAATTCTTTTACTGCTTTACCAGCATCATCTGCACTATCTGCAATTCCATCATAAATACCCTCTTGGCTTGCTATACCGGAATTGTAATCTTTTAATTCGATACCAAACATATCTGCAATTGCTTTTGAGACTTCTTTAATTACCATTAGTATTGCATTTGCATATGGTAATATTTTAGAAAACGTTCCTATAAAGAGACTAGATAAAGCAACTTTTGCTTCTACTAATTGCTGTCTAAATATTTTCAATTGGTTTGAAGGAGATTCAACAGTATTAGCAAAGTCACCCATTGCTATTTGTGCTTGCTTCATTGTTGCTAAATATCTTAATATTTCTTTTTCTGCTTGAGACATATTTTTTACAGATTCTGTTATTCCTAACGATTCAGCTATTGGTTGTAAGCTAGATTGAGTAACATCAATTCCATAGCTTCTTAAAGGTTTTGTTTGTCCAGCATACACCCCTGCTCTAATTGCCTCTGCTGTTGTTTTTTCTGTTTTGTTATATAAAGATGCTAAATCATAAGTTAATTTAGTCATCGTCTCAGACATTATAGATGAATACTTATCTTCTATACCGACAGTTTCACCCATTGATTCAAATATACCTTGCATATATAATGTCTGTGTTTTATTAGTTCCAAATGCTTCATTTAATTTATATTGAAATTGTAAAGCAGATTTACCTAATTCAGAAAACATCTGTTTTCCATTTTTTTCAGTATTATCAAACACAACATTAAATAAGTTTAACTGTTCTGTATAATCGACCGCTTCATTCATCCAACCTAATGCAGTTGTTGTTAATCTTTTAACGCCTGCGAATGTAAAAATTTTTTTAAAAGCATTTCCAAGTTTATCAGCACTACTAGTTGCTTTATCTGTTGATTGTTTTAATTGATTAACATTTTTAGTAGCATTTGTTGTCGTTTTATTTATGCTCGATTCTGCTTTTTTTTCAATACTACCTAACTCTAAATATATATTTGTTAATACATTCTCAACATTAGTTAAACTTTTTACTAAACTTTCAACACTTGCTTTTGCTTCTTGTGCTTTTGATTTAATTTGTAATTCTAATGTTTGTGAATTATCCATTTATTTTTTCACCTACCTCTTCGGTTGTTCCCTTTTTGGTAGCGCTATTTTTTCTTATTGCATTTACTTGAGCAATTCTTGCCTTTACATCTGCAACATTCATTTCTATTCGTTTTTTCTTTTGCTCTTCAGTAGCTTCTGCCCTTTCTTCAAAGCCGTATGGTTTTTCAGAATATTTAACTTTTTGTTTGCTGAAAGCATTACATAAAGCAACTGTTATAGCTTCATGAAAGTATGCTCCTTGTAGCCACGCATTATTATTAAATATTTCTTGTTCAGTTTTTATCTTTTCAAAATAAGAAAAACGGTATGCCCAGAATAGGTCTGGGTCATCTTCCCAAAACTCTTTCACAGACATACCGTATGTGATTGCCATAGGTAACAAATTATAAAACCAATCTGTTAAGTTTTTATATTGTTTGCCTTTTTCCTCTTTGTCGTTGTCTATTCCCCGATTATCTCTAGTTCCTCGTCGTTCTCCTTCGAGTCTATATCGGCTAGGGCACGCATAAAAGCTTGGTATTCCTCAATTCCAAATTTAACAACTTTTGCTGTTTTTTTACCACTTTGTTGATATGTATCCATTAACTTAAGTGCCAAATTTGGATTTACATCTTTATGATTAGCAATAAACAAACTTGTCCATATTAAATCATAAAATGTAATTGGTTTTCTATCAAACTCTTCAATACTAAATCCCATAGCTTCAAGCCATTTAATACTATCTCTAGTCATTTCTAAAGTATAATCTTTATCATTTATTTTTAATTTTAATTTTCTCATTGTTTTTCCCCACTTTCTTTAACTATGCAGTTTCTATTAATGCTGTAACTTCTGTTGATGACTTATCAACAATTTGTGTACTTGGAACTGTATGTAATGTACATTCAATTATTCCACCAACTGATACTTCATTTTTCCATGTTTGACAAATACCTGTATATAAAGCACCTGTTCCATCTGGATATTTAATTAAAATATCTTTTGCTGTGTTATCACATATTGTTTTTACAGCAGTTACGTTTTCTTCACTGTAGTTATAAGTGAAATCCATATCTCCAGTATCAGGTCTATCTGGAATATATACTTTTACTGGATCACTTGAAGTTGTTGTTTCAACTGTTCCACCTGCTTGCCCAGTTGCTGGAGCACCTTTAACTGCTACTAATTTTTCTTTTGGAAATTTTGCATCAGAAGTTTCTTTTATTCTGATTTCAATACCTAAATCTAACATTATTTATTCACCTCTCATTGTAATTTCCCTTACAAATTGAAGTGCTACATTTATTAATTTGGATAAATAACTAAATTATCTAATCCATATTTTGTATCTAATTTTCCAGTTATCTTTATAATATTTCTATGTACATCAGAATCAGTGTTTAGAGCATCCAATTCCGTTTTAATAGTCACATGATAATTGTTTTTAAAATAATCAACTACATGTTCAGTAACTTCATTACAAATAGTTCGTTTTGATGTTTTCCCACTTACCATTGAATAAACATTTATTTCAATACCAAATGTATAAGTTTCTTCTCCGTAACTTAAATTATTATATTTATTAGTTACTGGAAGCAATTTAACTGGTACTATAGGAAATACTTTGCTTTGCTGTGGCATTGCTTTTGTAACTGTTGGTTTATATATTGACTTTTCTTCAACATATTTTTTTAATTCTGGAAAGATTTTGTTTTCAAATATATTTTCAACTATCAATATAAATCACCTACTGTCTTTCTTATTTCAACGTCAACTATGTTTCCTATTTCGTTTTTAATATCTTGAAATGCACTGTAGAACATATGTCTACTTGGCAAGCCTTTAGTCCAACCATAAGTTCCATCTTCTTTAGGATATAGCCAACCTTCTTCGCCATGTTCATTAACATCATATTTCCACGACTTAAAAGGTCCATCTGGATTAGGATGTGGATTATTAGAACCTACAATACCTGTACCCATTTCATTAAAGATAATTACCATATCATTAGTCCATACTCTACCACTCTTTGCATTATCGTCATATTGCCACTGTATTTGGCTTGTATGATTAGAAATACCATTTGCATAGCAATACTCTAATACTTTGTTATACATCATTTCTGTGGCATATTTAACGACATTATCAATGCCTTTTGAATAGGCTTCTTGATATTTATTTAGAAACTTTTTTGCTTCCTCTAGACTTTTCTTCGATAGTTCCATCGTTAGAAGTGTTTTCATCTTTTGATTTATCCTCTTCTATTTTTTCTTCTTCGACAAGTTTATAACCTGCTTTGATAAAGTCATCTCTTGTTTTTTCGTCAAAAACTACTATTCCATTTGTAAATTTGTACATATTGCACCTACTTTCCTGTAAGTTTTTCAAAATATATAATTATAACTGAATTACCATCTCTTGGTGGTAATAATCTATAGTTAGCATTATCTCCATGTTCTTCTTCTCCTTCTGGTGTAACACCATCAAGATAAGCCACATCAAATTCTTTAAATTGGCCTTGATATGATATAGGGATAACTGCTTTTTTCATAATGCTTGCTTTTTCTCCAAACTCTGCAATATCAGCATCAGTATTGACTGGTTGATAATTAAATTTATATGGCTTATTATTTGGCTTATCGTATACATTAATCTCATTACCTTCAATATCTAACTGCGTACCACTTTTACTTGCTATATAAACATCTTTAACCCATTTTTCAGGGTCTATATTAACTATTGGTATCATTTAGGAATACCTGCCTTTGGCACTAATTCTCCTAATAAATCACTTGATAATAATGAAGTTAAAAATTGAACTGACAATCCATTTTCACTATAAGATTGATATCCAATTCTTTCCATTGCTTTATATAATTCAGTAGCACATCTTGTTTGCCAATTTGCTAATCGTTTGTTATTTTTAGCATCTATTGTTGTTTTTGTTAAATCATAAGGATAAAGTGTATTTAGAGCCACAATTTCTGCGTCATCTAGTTTTAATTTAAACACTTCATCTTTTGTGTCATCAGCTACATCGCCTAAGACTTCTAGTCGCATTTTCTTTAATTGTTCTTCTTGACTCATAAATACACTTCCTTACTTAAAAAGCTATATTAAGCAGTAACTGCTTTTGTATTAACTGGATTTGTTGTAGTATTAGTTACATTAACTTTTACTTCCTTAGATGGTTTAGTAAATGCTGTATTTAATCCAGTAATTTTTCCGTGGAACCATTCTGGGCCGTGATCTAATCCAATTTGACCAAAGATTTGATATTTAGTACCTGCTCCTGTTTTTGCTAATTCTTCTAAGAAGAAGTTACCTTTACCTGGAACTGGTTGTTCTACTGGTCCAATTACTGAAGGATTAATTGCTAATACTGTTCCTGCTGGGATAAATTCACCAATTGCTAAATGAACTGTTGTACCAACTGGTAATATTAAATCTCTTATTTGAATTCCATAAGCACTCATATAAGCTTCTCCAATTGGCATTTTCATTTCAATAGCATCACCATGTAATTGTAATAAGTTAACTGAATTCATTAATAATACAATATTAGAAATATCTCCGCCATTGTCATTGATTTTTTGAACTAAATCATTAACTAACCACATATCTAATGGAGCATTAACTTTACTAGAACCTTGACCACTTTCAGCACTAATTACGTTAGTAGTAATTGCAGCTACCATACCTCTTGTTTTATTAATTGTTGCGTCAGTTGTTGCTTTATTATAAGTTCCTTGAATAAATGTTTTTTCAATACTTCTCTTGATTTTTTCCATCTTTCTTGCAACTTGGAAAGATAATTCATCTTGTGGATTAGCTTGTTGACCTGCTAAGTTAACACCACTTAATGTTGCCATATTTGATTGTTTAGCGTATGAAATAGCAACTGATTCCATAAATATTTGAGTAACATTACTCATTGGGCTTCTTGTTACAAATGTTGCAGTTGGAGCTGTTAATGAAGCTGTTTCACTTATTTCTGGTATTGCTCCTTCTTCACTTGTATAATATTGTCCACATACGAATTCTACTGAATTTGTATATTTAACTCTTCCACTTATCATATTTAAAAATGGAGTTTTTGTATTTGCTTTATTGTATAATAATCCTGAATAGTTAGGACAACTAAAGCTTTGTACTGTTTCAGCACCTGTCATAAAAATATTCACCTCGTTTAAAATTTCTATCCCTTTTTTCTAAACGAGTGCCACACTTTACTTATTTAACTTTTTTTCTTGTTCTGCTTTGAAAATTTGAGTAGTTAATTCAGTTTGTTTCAAAAAGTCCTTGTCTTTAATTGCTTGTTCAAGTTCTTTTTGTAACTCTGCCACCTTATCTACAGGATTAGCACTTTGAGTACCACCTACTGGTTTTGGTGTGCCATTTAACAATTCTGTAGTAGTTTCATTTTTAGTTTGCTCTTTTGTTTTATTTAATAATGTAATAAAATTATTTGCTAATTTTACTGATTTATCGCAATCTTCACTTATGATATTTTGTAAAGTTTCTTTTAATTCAGTATCTTCATCAGTAATTTTAATTCCATTATCTAAGAATAAACCTTTTACTGCTAATTCACTTGTTTTAAGTGCATTTGCTTTCTTATCTACTTCCAATTGTTTTAACTCTGCTTCTCTTTTTTCATCGTCAGTCATTTTTGATTTTTTGAAATCATCATATTCAGTTGATAATGTAGAATAGTTGCTTTCTACTGTTTTATATTTAGCATTTAAATCATTATATTTATCTTTTGGAATCATTAATGTTGCTAAACTTTTCGCAATAGCATCAACTCTTTCTTCATTAGTTGTAAGTGTTTCATCACTTAATACTTTTTCGATTTCTTCTTTCATTTCTATACCTTTCCCACTCTTATGTTTTTATGGATGTCACATCTCATCAATTGAGTGTTGTAGATTTGTGCTCTCTACAATAAGCAAATTTATATAAACTGATAAATCAGTTCGTATACTAAATGGTTGGGAAGACAGGATTCGAACCTGCAACCTCTTGAATCCAAATCAAGGCTTCTACCAAATTGAATTACTTCCCAATATGGACCGGTATATCAGATTTGAACTGATACAAAATGCTTGGAAGGCACTTATGCTACCAATTACATCAATACCGGATGGCAAATCGACTAGGATTTGAACCTAGACAAACAGTTTTGGAGACTGTTATGCTACCGTTACATCATCGAAATATAAAGTTGTTAGTCAATTAAATTTAAACTAATCTCTCTATTGTTTTTCCTTCATCGTTCATTAACCACATAGCACCAGTTATTGAAGGATGATTTCCATTTTCATCTGTATAAGTTACAGGAATGAGTTCTAACAACTCTTGACCTTTTATTTTTAATTGAATAAATTCATCATCTGCTTTATCTTTTATTCTATAAACTCTCTCAACATTGGAATATATTTGTTCTTCCCATACTCCAACTACTTTGTCTTTAAATTGTTGATTTTTAACTATCATTTTATCTACCTACTATCTATCTAACTAACAACTAACATGGTGCCGAAAGTAAGACTTGAACTCACAACCTACTGCTTACAAAACAGTTGCTCTACCAATTGAGCTATTTCGGCAAAATTCCAAAGGCTTCTAAAGCTTCTTTGGCTTGGGCTTACTTATAAGGCTTTATAGAAGTTGTACTTCCCTCAAAGTTTCTTATAATGCCTATTTATTAACCTCTCCAGACTCATCCTTTGAGGCAGATGTCGTCTTATTAAGACTTCCATCGCTATTCTCATTATTTTGTTTTATTTGCTTATTCGCTTGTCCAACAAATAATTTAATCCAATTTTCTATACCACCATAGAATTCCATTGATTTATTAAATGTTTCATTTGGATCACTATATAATCCACTTGTTGTCATAGCAACATCTGGTGATATACCGCTTTGAATTTGATTCATCATACCTTGTGATTTAACTAAGAAATTATCTGATTTATTTCTTGTAAATTTTTGTTCTATATCTTTTAATGTTAATGTTTTAATTTGACTATTTGGAGCAAGTCTGCATATTCTTAAAATTAATTTAAGTTCTGGTTTAGAACATCTTTTAAATTCCATTTCATCGCCATCTGCTCTTGCGTCAGCCATTGTCCAACCTTCACCTAAATATCTAGCTTGTCCAGTATCTCCACCACTTGCTTTATCACTATTTTTAGGAATACCTACAATATTTAAAGCAGTATTGAATAATCTATCGTGTAATACTTTTGTATTATCATGTTTTATTTCATTTGATATTAATTTTAAATCTGCTGGTCTACTTGGATCTGATGTTGCGATTTTAATTGCTCCTAAATCAAGTAATCCTTCATAATCTTCTCTATCAATATCTTGGTTAACAAATACAAGTAAGCTTTGTATAAATTGTTCTAATCCGTCCATTTCATCAGATGTAATTCTATTTAAGTTATTTAATATATCCATAACTATTTCGATAATTCCTATTCTTGATTTATTTAAGTAATATTCAAATATAGGAATTTCATTTAATATAGTAGGTTTTATAAGTTTAACCTCAAATGCTGATGCAACGCTTGGACTAATCATTTCATAATAAGCATTTTTCGTATATACACTACCTTTTATCGTGTAATCCTTAATACCTCTCGTATAAGTACAACCAAATAGTTTCTTATGAGGTAATCTACTAGAATAAACACAAAATGTTGTTTTACTATCAAGATTTTCTATCATAAAAGGACTATCTTCATTTATATCTGGAAGAACTAATCTGTGTCCTATTCCTGATATATATAGGTCTTCTGCTAATTCAGTGTCTTTTGGATATTTATCCTCTGCTAACATATAACTATTTAAAGCTCCTACTTCTTCATTAGCAACATCACCACGTTGTACATACTGTATTGGTTTACCAAAAACAAATGACTTTTTAAATTCAACCATAAAATAAGCATTATTTTCTACTACTTTGTTATTTATAGTTGGTCTTACTTCTTTAACTTTATCTAAAATTGGTTGAAAACCTTTATAATAGTTTTCTAAATAATTAATTTCCCTTGAATTTTGTAAATGAACACTAAATACATCATTTAATATCTGAGATATTGTTTGTTCATTCATTTCTTCTGGTTCATAATCTGCATAAATTATATGTCTACCAAATAATCTAACCTCATCTTGAACTGGCATTACTGGTTTATCAGTAGGCATTTGTGCATTTGTATTATTATCAACTGGTGTTTCAGTTGTTTTTACTTCTTCTTTTTCCATTAATTCACCATCTTTCATACTTTGGTATTCCCAAAATATAAAATAAGGGAACACAACAATAAAAATTAGATTCTTACGGTTATGCTCCCGTGTAGCACTAAACGGTCAATGAAGGGAAAAACTAGACCGTTCGCTACATTTATACATTATTAATAAAAAAATTGTTAGTTATGAAGTATAAAAGTCCAACATAAATTGGACTTATTTGTCAAAAAGGTCGTCTTATAGCAACCGGCTTAAATAAAGTTCCTTTGCCAAAAATAATTTCACTTGCATACATACATACTGAATCAATACCATCATCATGCACATTTGGTTTATCAAAAGAATATTTAGTTATATTATCCATCATTCTGCCAATATCAGTATTTGGCCTAACAATCGATTTATCAGGAAATATAATTTGTTTTTGAACAATACCACGATTATTCTTTATTCTTTCTTCTTTTTTTACAGTATTATATTTTTCAATAATAGTACACCAATATATACCTCTAGCATGTAGTCTATCTTCTAATAGCCTTTTTAATGATGTATCAATGTTATTTTCAATCACCAATGTTGTAATTCTATATTCAATTATTTTTTCAATTATTTCACCATATAAATCATCCATTGGTTTTTGTTTATAAATAGCTTCAATTAAATAATGATTACCATTATTATCATTTTTAAATATTGGCATAGATACATTGTCTTTCCCTTTACGAGCTGTATCTAATGTTGCCATTGAATTTGGTGTTAAATGAACATTTAATAATTCTTCATTTGTATATGTTCTAATACATTCCCATGCAAATTCTCTTCCTGTAGGTGCAATAGGATTTTGTTGATATACGCAACTAAATAAAAATGGATCTGTATTTTGTTCAATTTGTTCTGCTATTTGTTGTGGATACACTTCACTACAAGTTGTTTTATGATTTTCATCAAGCATTGGCACACGAATAACTATCGTTGATTTATCTTCACTTTCCATAACATAAGGATTGTCAGTTGGTTGTAATGTCGATATTTTATTTCTATCTTCAATTATTCTATTTAAAATGTCTTCCGGTGTCCACTGAGTACCAACAAATATAAATTTACACCTTACACCATCACGTCTATTCCACCATTCAGTATTCCACTTATCATATATTCCTCTATGAACACTTTCACTATTTGCTTCTTCTGCTCCCTTTGTCATATCATCAAATATAATTGCAAATGAAGCTCTTTCTCCAGTAGTTGAACCGTTACGAGTTCTTGCTATATGATTTGATTTAGGAACATTAGCATTTTTTATCTTCCAGTCTGATTCTCTTTCTACCTCAAATGGCTTTCCATTGTATAATTTGAACAAAGGAAATATTTCAGCAAATTCAGGGCTAGATATTATTCCCTTAACAGTTCTACTAAAACCTAAAACTAATTCATCAGAATAAGACATTCTTATTACAGAATTATTAATACTTATACCATAACCCCAAGCAGTAAATAATGTTGCTAAATAAGATTTACCCATTGATGGTGGATAAGATACTACTAGATATTGTAATCTATCATCAAATGCTATTCTATTTAAAGCATCCACATATGGTTTTAGTACGTTTCTACGATTTGCTAATACCTTTCGTGGCATATTCCATTCAATATAATCAACAAAGCACTCAAAATCTCTTCTTGCGCAAAAACAATAGGCTCTTTTATAATAATCAAAAAAGAGAGCCATATTTTCAATTTTGCTCCCTTCAATTAATTTATGTAATATTGGAATTAGTTTAGTCTTTGCTACTTTAACACTACCTAATTCATTTTGTTTATACATTTCTTCAAGAATACTCAAAGCACTATTACACCAATCTAATTTATCGTGTTCTTTTATTTTTGATGATTTAAGAACATTTAATATATCTGTAAAAGTGCTTTCAAGTGTTGTTTCTTGCTTTTTTATTTGGATTTTATCTCCTACTTTTATCATTTAATCACTCTCTCTTTATTTTCCCCTTTAAGAGAGTGCTACACTTTTGTTTATTTTAATTTCCGTAAATTACTTCTTTACCATATTCTACAGCAACTTGATGTTCTATTTTGCAACCTCTTGATTTTTCCCAACCTTTCATAAAATAAACACAATCAGAGTTAGCTAAATATTCTAATGACCTTACTAAATAAAACACTGGGTCAATTTTGCCATCAAAATCATTAATAATTGTATCAATTACATTAAAGCCTTCGTTTTCAAGTGCTTTTACTAATTCTTCTCTTTCTTGTCTTATTTGTTCGTTCGTCTTACCTTTCATAGGTTGACTAATCATAATTGATTTATTCATACATTAACACCTCTTATTCCTTTGGCATTTCAATCACTACTGGATTGCCACCTCTTGTATTATTCATAATTATTTCATCTAATTGTTCTTTTACTTTTCTTGCTCTATCATTTGATTCATATGTTGCAATTACTATATTGTTATCTGTAACAATTATATTTTCTAAATCTTTATTGTCAGTAAAATAATCTTTATCTACACCTAATTTAGTTGTAATTAATTCTACTAATTTTTGTTTAGGTTGTTCTTGATTTTCTAATATTCTATTAATATTATCTCTATAACTATTACCTACTAAATTGATAAGGCCATCACTTGTCATATTTTTTTCTTTTAATAGTGATTTTAATTCATCACCTATAACTGTTTTAGGAGTTCTTCGACCAATTCCTATATACTTACAGAATCCTGTAAAATTTCCGTCTTGACTTTTAATTAATATATTATTCATTTTCTATTCCTTCTTTCTCTATTTCTTTATAATCATTAATATTTTGATATTCACTAAAATAACTCCATCTGTATCCAGAAACATTTAATTCATATTTTTTACCAATTTCTAAATTACCATATATATCGGCACTATTAAATTTTCCTTTCCACAATAAATCAGTTATTTTATATGTCGTACCACCACAATTTACCAAATATAATTCATCTTCATGGCCTGATGGTCTTTTAATCCATTTATCTTTGACCACACATTGGACTGTCTGCTCATTCATATAACCAACACATCCAGTCAAACAAAGTGGCAACAACATTATTGTAATTATCATTACTACTTTTTTCATCTTTGCCCTACCTTCTTCCAAATATTTCTTTCAATAAACCGAACACTAATGCACATGCTAATCCATGCCAAAATGTCCATACAAATTTTATACCAAATGCCCATATTATTAGATTACCTAATCCCCAAAATATAAGGGCTGATAAACTTAATACAAAGGCAATCATTAATATCGTTCCTAATCCAATTAATAAATATTTCATCTATTCACCACCTTAAAACAAATCTTTTTTAACTTCTTTTATCTTTCTTGTTGCCATATTTTGCAATATTTTAAAATCTATTTTTGGATTCTTAAATTCTTTTAAAATACTCCACATTTCTTCTGTAATTAAGCAATGGAATACTGTGCTTAATAATTGTGGTATTTTCTTGCTTGTCCAACCATCTAATGCAATTTTAGAATATTCTTTTTCAATTAAAGTGTCTGTAATATATTTATCTGCTATTTCTTCTTCAATACATTTGCCATTGCTAATGATATTGGGAGCCCATACTTTATGATGCTTTTCTTTAAAGTCGTTTCCAACTATTTTTGCCCAAGTCTTTCTACCATATTTATTACAATAATCATAATTCTTTATAACTATTCCTTCGCCATTGCCCATGCCATCTTTAATTAAAAATTCTCCTGTTTTATCAAGACATTTAATAAATGTATCATAATTACCATTTTTAACAATACAAATTGGCGGAATATAATCAATATTAAATTCTTCTAACATAGATTTGTATGTTTCATAAGTTAAATATTCAACATTTTCTTCATCAATATCTATTGTTACATCAAATACATAAAATTTCCTCCATGCGTCATCTCTATAGGTTTTTAGTGCATGAGGAACAAGCCATTCACCATATAATCTATGATTTGGATGTTTTTCAAAATATTTTATGATCCTTTCATCATTAATCATAGCATTCATAAACCCTGCATTGTCTTTATCAAGAGTTAATTCTCTATTTCTACTACCAAAATGTAATCCATTTTCATCTTTCCAAATTGATGAGTTAGTGCCATCTATTTTATAAAATACATAACACAAACCTGCATCAATACCTTCGACCTCATCAGTTCCATATCTTTCTATATGTTGATATTTTTTAAAACTCATTTAATTTCACCTACTTTTTTTATTATTTCTTTTAATTCTTTTTGTCCCTCTTTTGAGGACGGTTGAGATACCATGTTTACTAATACACCCTGTTGTAAACCTAATGCTTTTTCATATTTAACAAGAATTTTAGGTCTAAAAGACCATTGCCCGTGAAAATAATTTGATATATTTTGAGGGGTTGTCCTACTTTCACCTAGTTGTTCTTCTATTTTGTTTAATTCTTGGCATAGTTTAGCATTAGTCCATTTTTTCTTATGAAGAATCATTTGTATATAATCAGATACATTTATCATTATTTATTTCTTCACCTTCATCTGTAATATAATGACTCAAATCAGTAAAGTGCTTATCTGGATTAAATGGTACTTCACCTGGAAAGTTTCTGCTTAAATAGTAATGTCCACCATCTACTGATACCTTTCCACATTTACATTCTTTGTAATCATGTACTGTCTTGCTTTCTATAATGTCACCACAATAATTGCATTTTATTTTGTTAGTTATTATTTTCATTTGACACCTCATTTATATAATCAATACACTCTTGTTCAGAATCAAATTGTTTTTCAATATTACCTGCCATTAAATATTCCTTATCATTATCACGTCTCCAACAACCTGCCCAATCAATCGGTCTTACATACCATTTTTTACTTATATATAATTGTCCATAATAATAATTTTCTAATATTCCAGCATTTGTTGGTGGTATATATTCATTAGTCATTATTAATCACCATATTTTGCCATTGAATCCAATCTACTAACACAATCTTGACATATTGTTATTTGATATACTTGAGATTTATGTGCTTGGATTACAAATACTTTCTTATCTTTTCTTTTTATTTCATCACCACAACAAATACATTTACCTTTTGTATCTAATTGTCTTAAATTTGCATTCATTCTTCCACTTCCTTTATTATTTGAATGGTCCTAGCTCGTCCATTTTGAGTTTTTATATATCCTTTATCCTCTAAAATAAGCAGCTTTTTAAATACCGTGTTAACATCACACTTTAATATATTGGCTAGCTCACGATTTGTAGGACTATAGCCATATTCATTAATAAACCATTCAATTGCTTCCAATAACATTTTTTGTTTAATTGTTAACATCTAATCACTAGCCTTAAAGTTATATATTGGTTTAATTATTTTAATAATATCTACTGTATCGCTTATATTATCAATTATTTCTTGCATTGGTTTATATACAAATGGTGCTTCATCAATGGTATCTTCATTTACTGATGTCGTATAAATATCTTTCATACTTTCTTTATATTCATCTAAATTAAATGTTTCTTTTGCTTTCATTCTAGACATTATTCTACCTGCTCCGTGTGGTGCTGACTGATTCCAATCATCATTACCTTTTCCTACACCGATAATACAACCGTCCCTCATATTCATTGGTATTAATACCATTTCATCTTTTTTAGCAGATATTGCACCTTTACGAACTATGTTATCTTCAAATGATATATAATTATGTATTGTTTCAAAATACCAAAAATCCCTCTCAATCATATCTTGAGTATACCAATCACAAGTGGACATTGCTTTTTCTCTTAATCTTACACTTTTATATCCTCCATAATATGGTAATTGAAAATAATTACATAGTATTTGCTTTGCTATACATAAACGATTATCTTTAGCAAATTCTTGACATATTTTCATATCGTGTAAATAATCTTCTCTATATTGCCCTTCCAAATATGCTAGATCCTTTGGTATTTTCTTATGATCTATTTTATATTCTTCTCTTAATTTTATTAAAGCAGATTGTATTTCTTGTTTTCTTCCTTGTTCTTTATATGTTTTGATTAATTTTTGTTGTTTTTCTTTATATTCACCAATATTATAATTACATAATTGATTAGCTAATTCTTGATAATATTCTGCTACTTGTTTTCCTAAATTTCTTGAACCTGTATGAATTACTAAATATTTATTATTATCTTCATCAATATCAATTTCAATAAAATGATTACCGCCACCAAGTGTTCCAATACTTCTTTCTAATCGTTTTGTGTCTTTTAATTCTCTATAACACTTCAAATCTTGTAATTCTAGAAATTTATATTTCCTTTCATCATGAACTTCAAAACCACTAGGAACATATTCTCTAATAATTTTATCTAATTTTTCTAAATCTAAATCAATATTACCTAATTCAACACATAACATACCACAGCCAATATCAACACCAACGATATTTGGAATCACCTTATTGCCTAAATTACCAGTAAAACCAATTACACAGCCTTTACCAGCATGAACATCTGGCATTATACGAATTTTACTATCTTTAAATGCATCTTGATCTAATAATTCATTTATTTGATTTATTGCTTCTTGTTCAATATCATCGGTAAATACTTTTAAATTTTTCATCTACTCCACCTCATTTAACAACCAAAGCAAAGTCTCAATTTCTGTTCTCTGCTTGCATGTTGGATTTTTCTTTAAATATTCTATTCTCTCTCGAATATCTTCTTCATTTTTGATTGATTTGTATTTTTGATAAAAGTTATATAGCAATTTATATTGATTGTATACTTCATATAAGGCATACATGTTGTCTTTTATATTATCTTTATTCATAATATTTCCACGCTTTCATAAACAATATAAGAAATATCTTTACCATCATATTGTTGTAATATTGGAAATTTTTCTAAATCCTTTTTAGGAATATTACCATCGAATGTTCTATATTCTCTAGCAAACATAGTTGGACTGGTTTTTAGCAATTCTAATTTGATGTTAGTTTCTATATATTGGTTTATTTCAACATCTATATTTTTATATTCATAAGAATAATTATAATCAATTAATTCTCTAGCTCTATTTATAAAATCATCACTATCTTGTTCAATAATTGATAAGGCTATATTATTATTATTTCGTTTATAATCTAGCAATTCTTTTTGTCTATCTGAATTATCTTCGTATACTAAATAACTTCTTGTATCATTATTTTTTAAGTTATACTCTAATAAATCATATAATCTTAAAATGTGATGATGTTGTTTAGGGTCAAATCCCCATTTTTCAAATTCACTATGCTTACTTGGATACTCATGTGTTAAGGCTTTTCTTTTCTCATACATAGCACCTAAAATGCTTTTTAAATTTGGTCTAAATTTTTTAAATAATTCTTTTATATACTTATCTCCAATAGAATATTCAGTATCTATTGCTTCTACATAGCTAAAATTACCTTTTTTTATAACATCATAGAAAGTTATTAAATCTTTAACATCTATGTTGCCATTTTCACATTCAATAGTTGTACTTGTTACTTTTCTAAATATAATATCTTGTAATGTAGGCAATATAATTGCCTTAACATCTATATCACTCTGTTCATCACTTAAATTATAGTTTTGACTTCCATATAGTCCAATATAAATGACTTTATAGCCTTTTTCTTCTAATATTTTCTTTCTATTGACTAATTCCTTAAATATATCTGTTTTATTCATTAATATCACCCAACGAGCTTGAAATTGTTATGCTATCTATAAAACTTATTATTTTATCTTTGTTATTCTTTTCTAACCAACCACTTCTAGGACTTGTGCCATAATCACCAAACTTTAATACTAACATCATCCAAAATATTTCAAATTGATTATCTTTAAAATCTTCACCTTCTGGTCTTAACATGTGATTATACTTAAACCCTCGATTTTCCAATATCATTTTTTTAATTTCTAGTAATGGTTTATATATACCGTTATACATAACTATACTATCTAAAACATCTATTAAATTTTCTTCCATTATTCTTCCACCTCACTTCTCAAAGCCGATAATTTAAATTCATTATAAGTTGATAAATATATTCTTTTACCTCTCATAGCAAGATATGGATTTATCATTAAACATTTCTGATTTTTTTTATATGGTACTTTATGAATAATATCATCAGCTATTAGACCTTTTAACTGTCTCTTTATAGTAGTTTCACTCACTTCACATACCTTCGGTAAATCTTTCAATTGAATAATTTTGCCATTGTCATAACAGCATATATTGTCCATATAACCAATATGGCATGTTAGATACGGCAGTATTGAATATTTTTTACAATATTTATCAAATATTTTAGGATTGATTTTGATAAAATGATATTTTATATCGGTAGTATCATTTAGATATTCTAATGTACCCTTGCGAAGAATACGATCACCATCATCAAGACATATTACTCGGTCAATATTTTCTAATTTTTGAAGAATAACACCATTTTCATCAGCCAAAAATCCTTGTGCCATTTAGTCCTATTCTCCTATTATTTCTCTATATTTTTGTAAAATTTCTTCGTAATTATCTAATTTATTTTTAAACATATTATAATCATGATTTTTGTCATCTATGCTATTTAATACACACTTTATAGGAGATATTTTTTTATCTTCTAAATACTTTATAAACTCCTTTTGTTGAACTAATAGTTCTTCATAAGTGGGCATATCATATAAATTATAAAACGTTTTATCTTTAATTAATTCGTTAGGAAAAGCCATCTTTTGTATCATAATATCTGCTCTTAAATTGATATTTTGTAATTGATATTCTTCAAGTTGTTTCTTTAATTCTTGATTTTCTACCATTAATTCACCATTAAGTTTTTTATGTTCTTCATTTATTTGTTTTAATTGCTGATTTTCTTTTTGCAATAATAATTTATCTGCTATTACATTTGCTAATTCTAATTCTTCTTCACTTGCACCACTTATCATTTACTCATCACTTTCTTGTTCTAGTTCTTGCATTTTAATTAACAATTCATAGTAAGCATTATACCCTTGCCATTCACAATTATGTTTTTTATCCCATTCTAAGTTTTCTTTTCTAGTATTTTTTAAAAATTCTTTTAACTTATTCCAATTATCTTTTAACTGTTTATTTTCTTCAACGTTTGATTTTAAAAGTATGTCATAAGTTTGTATAGCACCATTTAATTTTTTGTTTTCTTCTTTTAAATTATTAAGTTCTATAGAATATTTGCTACATTGTAAGTTTTCCTCATTTAATTCTTTTTGTAATTTATTTATGTTATTTTTTAATTGTTGATTTTCCCAATTAACTTTATCTACTACTTTGTCATTATTTTCTGCATTTTCTTTTAAGATTTTGTTTTCTTGTTGTAATTTTTCGATTATAATTTGTTCTGGAGTAATACCTATTTCATCACATATTTTTTCTATCATTCTGACACTTCTTTTAATAAATCTTCAACAATTTCTAAATAAGATAATAAACAACTTTTTGATAACATATTGTTATCTCGATTATTGTTTAATATATTTCTTGTTGCTTTTGTTTCATTGAGTATTCTATCAATAACTTCTTTTTGCTTTTTTAATTGAGATTGTATTTGATTATAATGATTTATTATTTTTATTATTTGCTTCAACTGTTTTTTTGTCATAGCAATTAAACCTATATCATCTAAATTTTTAGATAATACTAATTGTGAAGTAAAATCTTTATATAAATTTTCTAATTCTTCTTTATCCATTATTTTTATTTCTCCTTTTTAGTTACTATTTGAAATATTTTCTATACGGCTTTTAGCAATTTCAAAATAGTTTTTATTCAGTTCTATTCCTATAAAATTTCTATTTAACTCTTTACAAGCAACACCTGTTGTGCCTGACCCCATAAATAAATCCAATATTGTATCATTTTCTTTCGTAGATAATAATATGCAAGCTTCTGGTAATTCTAAAGGAAACCCACTATGTCCCCATTTAGACTTTGTTTCTTTTCTTCCAAAACTTTTATTTGATTGCTTTCCACGATTAAACGGAATTTCCCATACATTTCCCACATTTTTCGTTTTAAATAATTCTGGAAATCTTGAATATAATTCTTGTTTATGCAACTTTACGCCTGCAGAAGTATGTTTTAACATAAAAATATATTCACACTGATTAGTTAATTGTCTATCAGTATTGGCTGGTTGTTGATTATATCTATACCAAATAATTGTATCGTGCAATTTAAACATTATTTTTCTTGTTGCTAATTCCATTATTTCAAATGCTCTGATCGTTATTTCACTATCATTTATCACATTTAAATAAAATGTACCGTCATCTTTTAAAATACGTTTGCATTCTTTTAACCATATTTCACACCAATCTAAATATTGCTTATATGAATTAAAATACGCTTCATATTCAAAACCTTTCCAATAAGGCGGGCTAGTTATAATACAATCTATTGATTTATCAGGTATGTCTTTAATTAACTCTAAACAGTCTCCATTTTTTAAAATTATTTCCATAATAGATCCTCACTTATTGTTTGTTTTAATTGATTTCTTCAATTTTGTATTTTTCATATGGTCTCTTAATAATAATTCCATTATCCTGTCTTATATATATATATATAAAATTCTATTTTCTGCTGTTTTTTTACATATATTACCTATTATTTTTCTATTTTTATCAGTATAAATGATTCTTTTCATTTTGCATCACCTTTCATGTATCATAAATGACCCCCATTTTTCCAACGTAACTGGTTCATTCATGAACTATATAATTTTATAAGTTTAGTGTTATATTTAAAGGTTAAACTACATATTTTATATATATTTTGCTTCTCTATCAGTAATATCACCTTTAAGATTAGTATTTATAGCTATCATTCTGTAAGATGTAGCGTTTATAAATATGTAATTATTCTTCAATCATAAAATATCACTTTGTTTACTGAACTTTTAATGAATTTTTAATATAAAATGAAAAAATAACCAATTTTACTTGATTATTTCTTATATAAATTAATAAATATATATTTTTGCTAAGTATTTTTAAAAATGATTATATATGTGAATCCTTTTGTTATTTTTTATATATTTACGGGGGTAAAAAAACCCCCTAGTACCCTTTTAAAAATAGGGTTGGGGTGTTAACGTTCGTTAATACTATAATAAATCGTTATTTTATAAGGGTTAAAACAATAATAAATAATACATTAAACCACAACAAAAAAACACTATAAAATAATAATATAGTGTTAAATAATTATATATTTTTGAAATTAGAGAGGAAAGCAAACTTCTGTTACAATTTAAATAATAATAACAATAACAAACAATTAATAACAATTAATAATAATACAAATAAATATAATAACAAAAATATATCTATATAAATATACCCATATCATAATATATCAATAATGCAGTATCACACCGCCAAAATGCATATATAATACAATAATACTAACTATATAAATATATAAATAATAGTATAATTTAAAGTATAATTTTATATAATTTACATATAATAATACTATAATAAGCATATTATAAAATAGTAAATAAATTATAGTATAATTGTTGACAATATATAATAAAAGTGCTATAATGTATATAGAGATGAAGAAATGGGAACATATAAAAAAGGAGTTGATTAAAAGTGGTTTATATGTTACAAACATTTCACGATTTAGTAATATTTATAACTATTGCTATATCAATAACATTTATAATTAACATAATATTTGTAAAAGATTTTAGAAAGTTAATAAACAAAATAAAAAGAGTTATCTTCAACCCTGAACAAGTTAACAAGATAACTCAGATTAAAAAATTAGTCTACGAATATTTATTCATAGATTAGTTTAAGAAAAAGGTTGTTCCCTTTCCTCGTCTCTCATTATATTATTAAATAAAAAAAATGTCAATAGTGACATAATGGGAGGAATGAAAAAATGTTAAATCAAATAGTATTAGTTGGTCGATTAGTTCAAGACCCTGAAATAAAAGAACTAGAAAATGGAATGAAAACAAGTTATATTACTCTTGCAGTTCCTAGAAGTTTTAAAAATGCTGACGGAATTTATGAAACTGATTTTATACCTTGCTTATTGTATGAAGACATTGCTGAAAATACTGTAGAATATTGTCAAAAAGGCGATTTATTAGGAATTAAAGGAAGAATACAAACAAAGCAAGAAGAAGATAAAAGCATAATAGAAATAGTAGCCGAAAAAGTTACATTCTTATCAAGTAGAAAGGAAACCGAAGAGGAATAAAAACCTCTTCCCTATCTATAGGGTGTTAATATGAAAAAATATAAAGATTGTTTTATAGTATTAAAAAGTGGAATTTTAAAAAGTTATTGGTTCAGCGATGAATTTATAAAAGATAATGAAGTTTTATTTGATGAATTCGTTAATATATTTGATGAATTTTATAGCAATGATTGTTGTGTTTTTGGTGCAAGTAATACCCACAAAAACAATGACGATTTAAAAATAAAATTATGCGACATATTAGATAAAATGCTAGATTTAAATATTGAAATAATGAACGGATGGGATAATAAAATTTATAAAAATAAAAAAAGCTATAGAGATTATATTTTAAATTATGGGAAAGAGGCTTAATATGGAATATATAACAATTATATTATTATTAATAACTACCCTACTACTTTATAGATTAAATTACTATAAAGAAAAATATAAAATATATTATAACAACTATAAACAATGCTTACTAGCATTACAAGAATATGACCCGAAGTTAAAAGCATATTTAGAAAGTAAAGAGGTGTAAAAAATGGAAAAAGAATTAAAAAAACAAAATTTTAATGATGATATGCTTGAAAATGAAGCATTACAAATACAATTAGATTTTACATTACTAGAACAATTGAAAATTGCAAATAATTTAATTGATTTAGTTTATGGCGATATATGGTATAATGCCGAAAATGATAATGATATTAAAACTTGCAACACTTTAACAACTATATCATTACAATTAAAAGAAATTATTGACAATTATGACGAAATAAGCAAAGGAGATAAATAAAAATGACTAGAGAAGAACTAAAAAACGAAGTTATGCGTTATATAGATAATAACTTAATTAGTGAATTTGTAGGCGATAGAACCGATATAATTTTAAGAATATTATATCAACTAGAAGAATATTTCGACTATAAAAACGAAACAATAGACAAAGTAATAGACTTAATACAGAATGCTAACGAATTAATGAATTAAAGGGAGATGAAAGAAAATGGACTTTAAAGAATATGATGAAATAATAAAAAAACATAAATATGATATGTTATCTATGATAATATACTATAATTTAAAATGTAATGATGACTTAATTATTAATGAATTAACAGAAGAAGATATACAAAAATTTATTCAATTAATATGGTCGGCTTATATGTGCGACGAACAACATCTTGACTTGGCCTTTATTTGTGATAAACTAGTAGAAAATGCCGAAAAAATACTTGACGGAAACTGGACAAAATGGGATTTATTGGAGGTATGCTATGAGTAAAACATATTGTTATATAAGAATCAGTACTGACAAGCAAGAATATAACAGACAAGTCCAAATATTTAAGGATAAAGGCTATATAAATGGCGTTAACTGTGAATATATAGAAGAAACTTTCACAGGGACCAAAACAAAACGCCCCGAATTTGACAAACTAATTAAAAAAATGGAAAAAGGCGACACTCTAGTATGTGAAAGCCTTTCTCGTTTATCTCGTGGCGGTGTTATTAAAACACTTGATTTAATAACTGAATTTATACAAAAAAAACAAATAAACGTAATTATATTAAAAGAAAATTTCAATCTATTGGCCGGAGAAAAACCAGACGCAAACACCAATTTACTATTGGGTATCTTCTCGGTGCTTGGGCAATTTGAAAGAGACCTAATCAGTGAAAGAACAAAAGAAGGACTAAAAGCAGTTAAAACAAAAGGGACACGACTAGGAAAACCAAAAGGTAAATACAACACTAAAGAAAACTTTATAAATACGCTTGAAAAAATTATTAATGAAAATATTGGTCAAGCAAAGGCTTGTTTATGGACTAGATATCCATCCAAAAGTTTTCAAAACGATTTAAAAAAATGCTATAATAAATATAATACTAAAGATTATCAAGAAATATTAAACAAAATTAAGGAGGACGTAACCGAATGGTCACAATTTTGATAATAGTATTAGCTATTTGGTGTGGTTTGTGTGACTTTGCAAAAAAACAAAAATAGCCAAATTAAAAAGGCTATTTTTTTATTGATTATTTATACATAAATAACATTATATTTTTATTGTTTTAACACTCTATATTTACTCATTTTTAGCCATTTTAAGCAACGTTTTAAATTATAGTATAATTGTATTAATTTAGCATTTATTAAGCGAATAAGTCTATAAAATAAAGCCATATCATTAATAAAATATAATAAAAAGATGTATAAAAATACACCTATTTACCCACGGACAAAGTCAGAAAACTTTTTCCAGCCACACAGACAAAAAACTTTTTCCAGTCAATCTTTTTCTATACCTACATTTAAAACTTCTTCCAAACACTTTTCAAAATATCTTTTAAATTCTTTATTAATTCTTATATCAATATATTTGCTTCTATATGAGCATTCTCGTTCTATATGTTTTATATTTTTATCTAATTCATCAATAACATTTGTGATATACAATATCATTATTGCATTTTGTTTTAATATTTTATTATTCATACTAATCTTTTTCCGTCCAATCTGCATCTATAACATTATCTCTTTTTAATGCCTCTAATTGTCTATTTATATCTTCAACATTAGTAGCTTTTTCGTGTTTAACAACAATAGGTTGTTGTGCTTCTACTTTTCCCATTGTTTTTTGTAAATACATAGCTGATATTTCTCTAACTTCTCCCATAAGACCCCCAGTCGCTAATACACCTAATAAATATGAATGTATATAGTCCATAACTTCCCTTTTGTCTGGGTCGACTAGCCAATTATTATATGTACTTCTACTTATTCCCATAAATATTGAAAAACTTTCTACTGTTGGTGGGAATTTCTTTATTTCATTTATTTTATTTATCATTTCAAGATACAAATTAAAGCCTAACATTATTTCTTGTGGTGTATATGTAATATTTCCTACATTAGCAACTTCTAACATGCTTCTTTGTGCTATTAAAGACATTATTTGTATATTATTAACTTTTTCTTCGCCTTTATTTTTTAATAATTCAATAATGTAGTTAGTAAGTTCTGTTGTTTTTTTCTTCAATGTTGGTAACAATTTTTCTTTAGATTCTTCTCTTATTTGATTTACAAGTTGTTCTCTATCTTGTATCTTTTTCTCTCTATTTTCACGATTGGATTCTTTTATTTTTTGTATTTGTTCTTCTGTTTTAATCTTTTTCCCAGTTGCCATCTATCTTGCCTCTCTTGTCTCTCTCTTTTCCAGTCTGAAAATCACTATATTCCTGTAAATCTTTTTCCATTTGTTTATAATACAAAACGTTATCATATACACAATAATCTTCATAAAGCCATAATCTATAATCATCTATAAATTCAAAACAAACACTATGATTTTTATATTTTTTATTCATAAAAGAAATAAATGTTCTATCATATTTACTCACGTATGCCATTTTCATCACCGTTATTAACTTTTTCCAACATATCAATCCATTCAATTATTTCAAAAGGAATGTTTCTAAATTCTTCTTCTGGGCATTCTTTTAATTTTAATAAAGATAATTGTTGCCTAATATGAAATATTATTCTGTATAATGTATCTGTTTTATCTTGCTCATTTTGATATAATCCTAGAAGTTGTTTATTTAATTGCTTTTGCTTATCTAATTCTTTTAATAAATCTTTATTTATACCTTGACTTATACAATAACAACATAAGCCAATAAAAATTGTTAGTAAAAAAACACCACAAAGAATTCCGATAATATTATTCATTTGTTTCATCCCCTATTAATACATTTGTGTCCAAATAATCGTCACCTAATACCCAACTTAAAGCATCTGTTACAATCACAATCCATAGTATACTAAATTTTCCTTTTGATGATAATTCATATAATTCTTTAATTTTATTTTTAATTTCTTTCTTTGTTCTCATTACTTCACCTTTATTTCCAATTCTTTTGTTTTATTTTTATTTAATATAATTTCTTGACTCATAAAGCTTGATGGATTCAATTGCTGTGCCAATGCATAACCACCATAATCAAGCCATGATGTAGCAATTATTTGATAAAAAGGTTTAAAAGATACTTTGTTATTTCTACTGTCAATTACCAATTTCATCGGTTTAGTTATTGCTGGTTTATGTGTATGCCCTGTTATTAAACAGTCAAGTCCATCTATCACATACCCAAACTTTTCATTTCTATTAATTGCACTTCCAGTTAAAGCTCCACCACCAGAACCATGTGTTATTCCAAATGTATAAGTTTGTCTATCACAATCGTTTCTATCTCCTATTTGCACTTTAATAAATGCCATGTTAGGTCTATATTTATCCTCAATATCTAATTTACAAAATACATCATACATAATATCTTGATCTGTTGCTTTATTATCTTTTTTAGCTTCATGATTTCCACTTACACCACATAATATTTTTTCTTTTAAATCCGTCAATTCTCTAACCAACCATTTCTTTTGTTCAAATGGGGTCATTGCTATTCCATCTATTACAGATACATTGAAAGGACTATGACTATTTTTTGTCTGATTATCTATTAAATCACCAACTATCACAATGTAAATATTATCTTCTTTCAATATATATTCTTTAAATTGCTTCCATCTTTTTAAATTAAAATTAATACTTCCACAATGTACATCGGCGATTGGAATTATTTTTATTTGGTCTTTGAATTTATATTTTATAATATCAAAATCATTTTTCACTAAATCACACTCTCTATAACATTATTTATAAATTTTTTTACATCAAATTTACTATTTATTTTTTTCTTTTCTGCGCCTATTTTTATTCCATTTTTTCGTAAATAATCTATCGGTATAGACTTTCTATTAGTAGAATCATAAAACGCTTTAAATCGGCCTATTTCTATAAAATAACATTCTGTTAAATCACTAAATTCAACAACTAAACCACATATTGTATTTGCATATTCATTTGCCCACAGTAAATCTTCTATTTGATGCTTTTTAATATTATTAAATGGCAAACTTTTTCCTTTTGTCGATTTTAATTCTAGTAAATACAAATAATCCCCATCAAACATTAAACAGTCACATATATTTGTTTGCTGGAATCTCACTTTGTCATTTCCACCCCAACTAGAAGAACCATCTCTAAATCTATAATAAAATATATCTTTTGGAATACTATTCTTCCAGTTTTGTTCAAATCTTTTTCCAGAATTAATCCCAGTCATAACCTTCATCATCTTCATCAACATCTTTGTCAAGATCTATATTATAAAGATTTGCAACAAACTCTTTTAACTTCTTAACTTTACCCTCTTTATCTTGCAAAATATCGTCTAATTTTTTGATTTTATCCTTCTTTTCTTTAATTGTATTGTCTAACCTTTTGACTTCAACATCTTTGTTATATTTTGCTATTCTTTTCATTGTCGTTTCATCTAGCATTATGTTATCTAATTCTTTAAACTTAGTTATATTTACTGTTAAAGTTGAACCGAGTGGAATTATAGTTTTAATATCACTTTCAAGACTCTGATATTCTTCATAATCAGTATGAACATCAAGTTCCATTGGCACACCACTATAATATTTAATATCTTTGTCGTTATAAATTAATATATTTCCAGTTTCATATCGTGGAAATTTCTTTTTACTTACTTTTGTCATTATTTTCCTACTTTCTATCAAAAAAAGAGAGAATTATTGTATTCTCCCTTCAAAATTCATTTGGTAGGCAAACTAGGACTTGAACCTAGAACCGCTGGTGTATAAGACCAGAACTCTAACCATTGAGTTATTTGCCTATATGGTGATTGCTTATTAAGTCAAAGCAATCAGAAACCGACAATTTGTATTTTCAGTAAACACTAACCGATTATTTTCTTTTCTGGATAATAATAATCAAAATACCACAAGTTCTTAAATTATAATTGTCAATAATTAGTCTAAACTTGCATAAACCTCTGCCATTATATAGGCTTCACCACATATACTTTTTGGCGTATAAGTCCTCTATATACAAAACAGGTCATGGCTCCTGCAGTTATAGTCATAATTGGTGTTCGTAATAAGACTTGAACCTATAAGGAATAACTTCCAACGGATTTTAAGTCCGTCTTGTTTGCCAATTTCAACATACGAACAAATAATAAAACAATACAGCAACTAGGCTCAATGTTGTTAGATGGCCTACTATGTTCTCAATAGGTATATTGTTTTATAAGTATCCTTAATAGATACTGCACTAATGATATTACCGCCTTCTATTCCTACTAGCTAGATTTAAAATAGTTGCATATTTAAGAATATCATCAGTACACTACCTACTAGAGATAGTTTGACCTTTTCATATTAGTATGAAATACTGACAGTTTCCTAACTGACAAATCATCTAAACTTGTTCAGCCTAACTTCGTTGTGCTTGGTCTAGCAAGGTGTGGCTGTTTTACCTAATGCTTTTTATAAGCACCATATCAAGTAAATAATAGTTGTGCAAATGTCTCTACCTTAGGGTTACATATACGCTTTTTGTTATAATCAGGGGTTTACTTAATGTATTTATTACAATTCTAAACGAGTAAAGGCTTAATTATAACTGACATTTAATTCCGACTACGGACTTCACTATTTACTCAATATGCTACCTATAAGATAACACTTAATATTCTTTGACAATTTGTTAAATAGTGTTTCTCACACTAATTTATTATGAACAATTATTATTCAGTCAATGGCAAGTATTAGTCCTGATAAGGAGCGACCTTATTTCCTCTAATACCTAGTATAAATACCCTAGACCATATTGGGTTCATTACCAACATTTTTCACACACATTAGGTTTAATTTTCTTTTTTAGCTTTTTTCAAAAATTCCTATCATATACTAAATACTAAATTTGCAGATTTGTGCTACTCAAACTAGGCACTAGTCTTATACATATATTTCTATATCTCAACTGCAACAACCGATTTATGGTATCTTGCTTTCACTCTATATCACCATAATATAGTATTACTAGCAAGTTATCGTCCTATATTCCATAAGCGGTTTTGATTATCGGCGACTAGACCTCTATACCTTATAACATTTCATAACAAACCACTATTATCTCTTTCCCTACATTTTGTAAGTCTCAGCTTTTTAAATGAGTTTCCTCTCAGCTCACTCAATCCATCACAAATTCGCACTCGCAACTAATAAGAACAAGATAATATCCATACTACATTGCATTGTAGTCTGTCATATGGTTTATTTAACAAATTGTCAAAGAACATTAATTTTGGTTGCTCTCCCTAGATTCGAACTAGGACATCACAGATTCAAAGCCTGTTACCTTACCTTTTGGCTAGAGAGCAATATATGGGGAAAGCACGAAAGGAGGTTATACTTTCCCGTTTATAGAAAGGAGGTGATGCTTATACATCACGCAATATTTCTATTGCAATTATAATATATCAACAATTTTACTGAACTTTTAATGAACTTTTATAAAATTTTTAATATTTTTATAATAATTTTTATAAATTGCTCTTTCAGTAAATGGTTTTATATCATTTCTATAATTCTCATCTGCTACTTTTTGTATAGCTTTATTAATTGACATTCCATTCAAGTAATATAAATATATTCTATACTCTATACTATTTTTAGATAACTTTGATAAGTTAAATTTGCATTCTTCAAGTAACTTTTCCTTTTCATTTATCTTATTAATTATTTCTGGATTATTATTATCTAATTTTTTCAATATATCTATTTCAATTATTAAATCATTAATATATGATATACAATCCATTTATACCCCTTCTTTCGTTTTAATCTAAGAAATTATCATCAATTTCAATTTTATTTCCGAAATCTTCATATGGGTCTGTTTCTGCTTGCTCAACAGAAGATTCATCACTCATTTTTTTACTGCCTAAAAATTGCACATTACTTGTCATTACTTCAAATGATGTTCTATTATTTCCATCTTTATCAGTATAATTACTCATACTAATTGAACCATCAACAAGTATTAAACTACCTTTATTTTGATATTGAACAAGGTTTTCAGCAGGTTTTCCCCAAACTGTTATTGGAATAAAATCTGTACCTTCATTCATTCTATTTACTGCTAGATTAAATCTGCAATATGCTTTATTTGAACCAGTATATCTTAATTCTAAATCTGTAGATATTCTACCTACTAAAGTTACTTTATTAAACATTATTTAATCACCAATTTACCTTTCTTATCAATAATTCCATATCTAGTTAGTATTTCCTCAACTTCTTCTTTTGTTTTAGCAATTCCAACATGTGCTTTTACTGTTTTAACTAAATCATTAAGTTCGTTTATTTTATTAATCATTTCGTTTTCAAGACTTTCAATTTCATCATTTTTAAAGTCACTATTAATAAAATAACCAAATTCACAAATTGATGTTTTATGTTGTAATTCTTTTTGATAACCACTTAAACCTTCTAAAGTTTCTTTTACTTTTTCAATTTCTTCGTCTGTAAATTGTGAAATATATAATTTTTGCAAATCATCTTTACATTTTTGTGTTATTTCATCATATTGTTTTTTTATTGAACTTTCATTTTTGATTTTTTCTATTTTTTCTTTTGTTTCTTTTTCAATACTTTCTCTATGCTTATTTGCATATAAATCAATTAAATTAATACTTTCTATCATTTTATTTCCTTCTTTCTTTATCATTTGATTTTCTTTATTCAATATTTCTAAATTTTTAAGTACTATTGATTCATCTATTTTATTAACTATTATTTGTGTTTTACCACTTCTAAATCCACCATTCATTATTTCCATACCTCATTACATATTAAATTAAATCCTGTTGGCTCTAATCGTTTTATTAGTTCTTTAAATTCATCTTTTGCATTATCTTCTAACTGATTACCATAATCATCAAACCATTCTTTAAAATCTTTATAATCGCTATATTCATATTCATACCATGCATCATCAACTTTATCTCGATTATCTTTTTCTTTTTTTACCTCTTGAATAACATTTGACGAATATGTTAATTGTGAATTTAATATATCTGCATATATCTTGTGTGGAACTTCTTTTATTTCTTTATCTGTTTTTCTACCAACATATTCAATTAAATCCGAACTACTTTTATTGATAACAATATCTTCTTCTTTGATATCAAATCTATTCATTAGATGTTTTGCATATTTTTCTTTGAATTCATCATCAAATTCAATATTTTCATCTTTGATGTATTCACCATCTCGACCTTTTCCATCAATAACTTCATCAACAAATGCAAAGTTATCAACACAACAAGCAACTGATAACGCTGTTAATCTTTTCAATTCATAAATATTTATTGATTTTCTATCTCTATCAAGTGATACATAGCAAGGTTTAAAATTATAACCATAATCAAAATTATCATCTTCATATACTGGAAGCCCATCAACAAATACTTTCCCTTTGTAATCAGAATCCGTTAATATTTCTCCATAGCTTGTTTGAATTGAATTATAAGCTTGTCCATTTAATCCTAAAAATTCATTTTCAAGTTCATCTAATTCAGAACTATCAAATCCTGATATTTCAAATGTCAAATTATTCCCATTGCCTGCTGTTTCAGTAATACATAGTACTTCACATTCAAAATTATCTGAATATTCAAAACTTGGTATCCAATTTTTATTTCCATTTTTTATAAACACTTCTTTATCATCACGAAGTAATACTAACAATGCTAATTTATAACCTTCTCCAAATTGACCTATCTTATCTAAATCATCTCTTTTAGATGTGTTTCCAAGCAACAATGTAGAACTTGGTATTGAAGTATTTTTATTTGTTATTGTAATTGTTCCAGAAGATTTATCAATATCAATAATATCTTCTCCGTTACTATCTTTGGCATTTTGCAATAATTCTCTAATTGCTTCTTCTATTCCCCAACTAGATACATAATTTCTTGAAAGACTTAATTCATACTTCTTCATTTGTTCACCTCACTAAACCACTTATTAGTATCAAATTCTTCAGTTTTACACCCCGTACCATCACAATATGGGCATACATGTTCTTTGTTAATATAAGTTATTATTTCATTTTCCATTTTTTCTATTTTTTTAACTAATTCTTTAAAATTACTTGCATATAAATCTTTTAAAGTCCAAGTTTTATCATTATTATGATTTATCCAACATAAAATACATATTTGTCTTTGATTATTTGTAACTACACTAAATTTCCAAGTATAATCATCTTTTACTATTGCATAATTTAAATCAATATTTCTTTTTATGTAATCAGTTAATATTTGAAATAAATAATCTTTACATAATACACATGGCTTGGTTAATTCTTTAATTGGTGTTGGTGTTAAACAATTATCTTTTAAAGAAAAATTAATTTTATTTATCAAATAAACATCTTCTTTTCCTCTTGAATACCAGCCATGAGAACTTTCAATTTTTTCTTTATGTTCAAATGGAACGTCATCATCAATAACACCAATTTCTTCAATTTCTAATTCTATATCTTTCAAAATTTCTTTTTCTTCATATGTATATTCATATAAATCGCTTTCAACCAAATTTTTATATTTATCTTTTGAATGTTCATCTACTACTAATGGAATTGTTTCGTTATACAAATCTTTATTTTTTAAAGTCCATCTTTCATTGATTTTAATAGTTTCTTTTTCCTGTAATAAAGTTGGATATTCATCAATAACATACCAATAATTATTAAAAGTTTTTTGAATTTCTTTTCCATTCATTAAGTGTTCACTTACATAACAATACTCATCAAATTTATATAAGTATTTATCTTTTGTTTTAACTAATTGTATTTTCATTTTCTTCTCCCTTCATATATTTTTCTTGATAATAATTCCACTTATATCCATAAGCTGTCTCAGTTTTTCCTTGACAACAAGTACGAATATTACTTGGATTATTAAATTTATTTATCTTACAAGCCTCAAAGGCACTGCTATACCTCTTTATAAATTTTCCATTTAAATCATATTGATTTACTGATTTTTTTAATTTTTCACTTCTTTTTTTTAAATATTTTATAGTAATATTTCTCATGTTTTTGGCTCTTTTTTTTTTTGCATTTTCCATTAACCCGGTTTTATTTGCATGAATATTTTGTTCCTTAACAGTTGCCCATTCAAGATTATCAACACAGTTATTTTGTTTGTTTCCGTCTTTATGATTTACTGTTGGTTTATTTTCTGGATTAGGTATAAACGCTTGAGCTACTAAACGATGTACTTTTCGAGACAAACCCTTCTTGTTTTTGTATAAATTTACAATTAAATATCCTCTACACACTCCCGATTGTAATATTATTGGTTTATAACCGGATTTAATTCTACCTAAATTGGATACTTGATATAAGCCTTCATAGCCAACTACATCTTTCCATATTTCCTTGTTATTTTTCATAATGATTTCTCCAATAGTCACAGAATTTACAACAAGAACAATATTCAAGACATTTTTTATCTTCACCAATTCGTTCTTGAATTTCATATACATTTGGATAATCTTTTTCTAAATTATCTAAATGTTTTTGTGCTTCTTCTAATGTTTCATGTATTTTAGTTGCTCTCTTATTACCTTTTTTAATAACTATATATTTATTTCCATCGTTCCATCTTTCTTCCATGCTACACATTGGAAGTTCTTCATCTGGAACATCTTCGTATTTTTTTAATTCTAAGAATCTATTTTTTATAAATTCTTCTATATCTTTAAAATCTTTATCAGTAAATTTAAAATTCAATTTTTGAACTTGAAATTGTGGATATTCTCTGTCAAACTTTGCTTTTGATTTTTGCCAATCACGAAGTAATGCAATTATTTGGCCTTTATTAATTTCAAATCCTAATTTTCTGAATAACCAAGCATAGATCAATAACTGTAATCTATAATCTTCAAAATCTTTTTTTAATATTTTAAATGTACTTGTTGTTTTGTAATCAATAATTGTTTTAATAGCAATATCAACTAAATCAGCCTTGCCACTTAAAAAGTATCCCTTTAATTCATCACAAATTATTTCTAAATCTTGCTTTAAATATTCCTCTTTGAATTGATTATCATTTTCTTTGGAATTTTCTAGTATTGAATGAAATGCTGTTCCAAATAATGCCCATATCAATTCACTACAATCTTGTTCTATTTCATCATTGTATCTTCTTTTTAAGATAACTTGTCTAACTGGATTAAGTATTGTTGTTACTGAATATTGATGTTCTTTTGGCTGATAATCACTACATAATGCATTGTATATTGGTTCTGGTAAATTAAGTTTATTTGTTAATGCCATTATTCACCAACTTTTTTCTTTAGCAAATCAATCATTTTGTTTGCATTTTCTTTTGTTAATTCTTTTGAAGATTTAATTTTATACTGATTGTATACATTTTCTTTTGCTTTATCGTTTGTAAAATTTTTAAATACTTGTGATTCTGATTTCTCAATTTTAGTAAATAATGTGTGAATTACTTTTATTTGATTTGCATCAATCATTTCAACTGGCTTGTCTACTTTTTTTGTTTCAGTCTTTGTTACTGTTTTAGAATAGCCATAACTAAATACAATATTGCCTTTGCTATCAGCAATTTTAATCTTTTCTATTTTTTCAGTTTCTTCATTTGTTGATATTTCAGCAACTGTAAATTTTTCATATTTATTAGTTAAATCATATTTACCTTTATCATTTTTCTTTGTAGGAACACTAGCAAAATAAAATATTCTTGTATATAATTCTCTACCTATACCAACATTAAATCCTGCTCTTTTAAATGCATCACTTGCTTCACCTTTTTCTTTTTCACTAAAAGACTCTGTTCCACAGTCACATTTATCAATCCATTGTTGTTTTTCATCATCATAAATTGATATTGTGCAAAATAAATTTCCTTTTATTTCTTCATATCTATCTTTCCATCCGAAGATTCCGAATGTTTCATCAAGTATTCTTTTATCACATCTACTGTCTTTATAAAGCAATAATTGTGCCCCTTTTTCAGTAACTTGTTGAACTCTTATTTCAATTTCTTCTGGTTTCAAACATCTTATTTTCTTTTCCAATATTTCACTCTCCTTTTTCATTCAGTTTTATAAATTTTTGTACTAATCTTAATAGATCTATTTTAGTCATTTTTACATATTGAATTTGATTTGTTTTCTTCTGTTCAAAATCAGTTTTGATTATTTCTCGAATTAACCAATCATAACTATATTCAATATTATTTCCTAATTGATTCATTTGTTTGTTTTTCCATTCTTTTTATTTTTCTCTCAAATCTCATGTTTCTTTTATTTAATTCTTCATTTTTTGTATTTAAAGAAGTACATTCTTCTTGTGTTTCAGCAAGTTGTTTTTTTAAATCTTTTTTGTCTTTCGAAAATTCTTCACACAATTTTTGATACTTAACATATAAATCAAATTGTTCTGACTTCTGTTCTAGTAAATTCACATATTTTTTGTTAACTTCTTCTAGGCATTCTAATAAGTTATTATATTTTTGCTCTATTTCTTTTTTGCCTTTTTTTATTTTCGAATTCTCGTTTATCAAAGAATTTTTATTATTAAACCAATCAAATAATTTCATTTTAATTCTCCTTTTTCAAAATCAATTTTATAGTTTCGTTTTCGTTGGAAAGCTAGGTTACATGCTCTCGCTTTTTTTAACATATTTAACGCTCTTTTTTTATAATCTCTTATTGCTTCTTGTGCTTCCTCATAATCAGTTGTAGCTTTATATCCTTTGGAATTAGAATGGGTTATATAATAAGGGGCTTCATCATTTATAAATCTTTCATTCCATTTTTCAACTTGAATTCTCCATTCCCTTGATGTTATATTAATTCCCCATTCACGATGAAGTTCTAAAATTATATCTTTTTGTTTTTTCCAATCTGTTAAATCAATTAGTTTTATCACGTTAATACCCTATTCTTTTTTAACAAATCTTCAACCTCATATTCTGGTTCCAAGCCTTTATGAGTTAATATCGAATTTTTTAAACTGCGTTTTAATATGTCATTTTTATCAATATGGTCATATAGTTTGTTACAAAAATCCCAATAATATTTATCAAACTCTGATTTATTTGCCTTTGCCAATTTTTCTTTGTTCAATTTTTTATTAAAATACTTTTCAGACATATTGCATAAATATTCTGTTGAACTACAACGATCATAATGTTCATTGTAATTATCAACATTAACAACCTGACCGCATATTTGACATCTAATTACAATTCCATCTGCTTTTATTTTTTCATCATGTGATTTTAAATATTTTGTCAGATAATACACATCTGGATATTTTCCAAAATTATCACCGTTTTTAAAATATTCATCTAGTTTTTTATTTACATCATCATAGTCATATGGTTCTAAAACTCTATTCCATTCGTTAATAACAGCATTTGTTATTAAAAATGATTGTCTATATGCTTGTATTTTTTCAAGCAGATCAGATACTTCCTTTCTACTCATTTTCAAATTCCTCTCTAGCTTTTCTTAAAGCTTCTTGACTAATTTCATAATTTGATTTATAAGTTTTCACATTAATTTGTTTCTCTTGTTGATTCTTTTCCCAATTTCTAACAGTTGCTTTCCAATCTTTCATAGAATTTCGTCCAACTTTCCAACCATTCGATTCATAATAATCAATAAACTTCTCAGCACTAATATTATTTTTTCTTTCTGAACAATATTGTTGTACTTCATCCAAAGTTGGTTTTTTAAATTTTTTCTTTGTAATCTTTGTAAATAATAATTTATTATTATTTATTTCTTTTATATTATTACTTGTATTATTAATACTTGTATTATTTTCCTTTAAGTTTTCTTTAATAGGGGTATATAAATTTTCTTTAACAGTGTCATAAACCAAAGTTAAATGCCTATTTAAAATTTCTTTAGTACCCTCTTTGTAAACAATTTCAAAATTAACATATCCTTTATCTACAAGTGAATTTATCCATTTAGATATGCTCACTTGTGAAACATTATATAATTCTGAAAAATATTTATTAGTTGCATAGCACACCCCGTTTTTTTGTGTTAGAGCTGATATTTCTCCATAAAGCAATTTAGCATTTGGTGTTAATTCACTATCATATCTAACATTTGCAGGTATTATTGCATAATAATTTGGTTTTTCCATTTATTCACCTTCTTCAACAGGTATCAATTTATCACTTTCCCAAACATAATCTTTTAAGTTCATAATTTCATCAAAAGTCATATTTGTAGTTTTTAAATCAACAACTTTTCTTTCCATTTTTTCAATCTCCTTTCTGATCATAAATTCATCATGATAATCATCTGAATAATCATATTTTTCAAATTGTTCTTTAGGTTCACAATATTCATCATATCCTGAATAATAACTATCTAAATCTTCTGTATCAATCATTCGTAATCCTTCATACCTAAAGCAATTTTTATATGAATTTGTTCTGGAATTTGCAAAGCTTCACATACTTTTTTCCAACTTGCATTGTCTATTCTTGAAATACCTAATTCAAACTTATCAATCGTTGTTCTTGATATGCCAGTAAGACTTGCAACATATCTTAATGAATATCCGCGTTTTCTTCTTTCAGCGTTTAAAATTTCACCAAGTTTTCTATAAAAGCATTTATCAATTTTTTCTTTTGCCATACTTTCTCCTTTCCCTTGAATTTTGGGTATAAGAAAAACACCTATTACCAATAAAATATTGACTTTTCAAGGTGTTTGTAGTACAATTTTAGTACTACTTGTCATAGGTGTATGTCTTATACATATATTCGTGATAAGCGGTGTAACAGCATTCTATTCTTATATGAAGGGAATAGAATGTGAGGTGAGTAAAAATACTCATCAAAATTTTGGAGTTACTATTTTCAAATGACATTAATATCAAAATAAGTGATTTATCACTTGTTAAGATAAATGTTGTAAAAAAATAGTTTCTCACTTATTTATTAGGATAGGTTTCAATTTTCTCAGGACTGAACCTATTCTTTTTTTGTGCTATCAGCACCACTTTATCACTTGTAAGATATCTTCTCTTGCTACCTTACGATACAATAATATCAATTATTTGGAACTTTGTCAATAAATTTTTTCAATATTTCGGTTATTTTCTGTAATTTGTTCTTAAATATTGATTTTTTATTTTATTTTGTCAACATTTCATGTTAATTTATGATATAATTTATATATACTAAAGTATATATAAAAAAATGAAAAAGGATGGTGATTCATCTGTTTGGAGATAGATTAAAAGAATTACGAAAAGAATGTAATCTTACACAAGAAGATATTGGTAATTTATGTGGTGTAGCAAAAAATACAGTTTCAAATTGGGAAAACAATGCTAACCAGCCTAGTTTCGAAATTATAAAAAAACTAGCTCAATATTTTGGTGTTACAATAGATTATTTATTAAATTTTACTCAAGATGATGTAGATAAAATGGAAAAACTAAAAACAGTTCTTAAAGAAGCTGGTATGTGGGATTATAACATAGATGACATGTCTAGAGAAGATTTTGAAAAAGCAATGCAGATTGTCGCAATGCTAAAGGAGAAAAAATAATGGTTAGACGTGGTTCTCTAAGAAAAAAAGATTATGATTCGTTTGCAAAATTTATTGCATTGTTTTGGCCAATAATTTTATTATTAATGATATTCTTTTAAAAAACTAAAAAAGACACTAATTAATTTAGTGCCTTTTTGTTTGCTTCAATATATTCAACAAATACATCAAGCAAATCATTTTGTAGCACTGTGTACAATTCAATTAGTGTCATGCTGTTCTCCTATTTATTCTAGATTTACAACATACAACATACTTCACACAACATACTACATATAAATTATACACTATACCACTTCCCTTTCAAATACTTAAATAAAAATTGGAAAAATTTACCAAAAAAGTTCATTGATTTATCAACAATATTATTATATAATAAAATCGCAGTAAGGTCAAACATTTGTTCGCAATTTGACAAAAAAAATTAATTATGTTAAAATTTCAAATTTAAAAGGAGCGATTAATATGCCAATATATGAAGAAAAAGAAAAAATAAATGGACAAAAAAGATATTATATAAGAACTTATGTAATGGATGAATTTGGTAAAAAAAAACAAATAACAAGACATAACAAACATTGGATTGGTAGAGATGGTTATTGGTCAGCTTATCAAGAAGAAAGCTCGTTAAAAAATAAAAAAATTAATGAATTTGAAAATATAACACTTGGAGATGTTATTAATAAATATATTGACGAATTAATTATTTATGACAAAGAATCAACAATTTATGGACATAGCAGTGTTATTAAAAATAATATTTTACCTTTTTTTAATAAAAACAAAAAAATATATGATATAGATGAGAATGATATATTAAATTGGCACGAATGGTTAAAGGGGAAAAATTATTCGATACGATATAAAAATAAATGTCATATGATTATGACATCTATAATTGAAACCGCTATTAAATTTTATAAACTACGAGTTAATGTAGCAAGATTAATTGGAAATTTTAAACTTGAAGCAAATGATAAAGAAAAAGTAATAAAAAACGAAGAAAAATTAAAATATATTACATATGACGAATTTAAAATATTTATAAATACGATTAATGATGATTTTTGGAAAACTTTTTTTAACTTTGTTTATTTTACAGGTTTGAGAAAAGGTGAAATTCAGGCTTTGACTTGGAATGACATTAATTTTGAAAAAAGAACTATTTATGTAACGAAAACATTAACAGTAAAAACAAAACAATCAAAATGGAAAATAACATCTACAAAAAATTTAAAAAATAGAAAAATTGATATGGATAATAATTTATACGATATAATGTACACATATTTTAATAAAATTAAAGAAGAAAAAAATTTTAATCCTAGTAATTTTATATTTGGGAATGATGAACCATTAAAACAACATAAAATTGATACTAACAAAGATAAATATTTTAAACTCTCTGGTGTAAAAAGAATAACACTACATCAATTTAGGCATAGTCATGTTTCATTCTTAATAAACGAGTATGTTAAAAATGGTCAAACGGACACTACTAAATTTTTTATTATAACAAGTGCAAGAATGGGTCATACAATAAAAGTTATGCAAGACACTTATCTTCATCTATTTGATGATATTCAAGAAGAAATAGTAGACTTGATCAATAAAAAAAACAAACAATGCTTATAA